CCAAAAGCTTTGTATTATTGATTTTCTATGTATCTTTGCATCGTTATTATTTCTCGGGGTATTAGCTCATCTGGCTAATTTTTTCTACTTCTTAATCTGCTGTTTGTCACCTATTTATATTTTTCGTTTTCGTTTGATGTTGAAACAATGTTGAAACAAAGGAGATTTTCATGTTAAAGCCGGGCGTAATCCCCGGCTTATGTTGTTTTTTAACTCTTCCCGGATTCCAATCATGTTCTTTAGTTGTTATTGCTAAAATATTGCTAAAACAATTTTCAAATCATTTCAATTCATCAAGCCTGTAACTACTTCCGTCTATAAATATCGAAGTACCAACAGTTGTAAACGTAGCCTTCTCCCTCACCATTCCACCGAGAGAGTTTTTAGCCCCATAATCCAGTTCCCAATTTACTGTGAAATCTCCATCCTTTGTGTATTTTTCGCTGTACACCTTGAAAGATTCAGGGTCTTTTAAGGTATAATCGAAATATGCTTTATACACTTTCCTCCCTTTATAAACAGCTTCATCGCAGGAACTCATACAGAATAGTGCTGACAAGCCTATTATGGTAAATAGAATCTTCTTCATAATCTTATATATTTAGTTTGTTCTTTAATTCGTTGAAAGTATCTGGATTCTCAAAATCTCCCCAACAGTATTTCTTGTATCTGTCCCGGTCGAAGCTGTCTTTTTTCTCATAAACAATCAGGTAATCCTTATCACATAAAACAATCACAGAAGAATTAAGTAATCGGGCGTATGAGCGCGCTTGCAAATATGCTTCTTCTCTTTCCTTGTTATTCCTCATACACAGCTTGGCTTCAATCAACACTTTTGCCCTTTCCTCATTTGGTTTATTGCCATAATGTAACGCATAATCTGGGAATATCCTATGTCCTCTCCCTGCTTGGATTGGTAACTGCCGGATGAAGTCTTTGTTTTCATACCATCCCATAGAGTTAAGCAATGGTTCCAGCAATTGCTGTTCTACATCATGTTCGTACTCTATAATTACGTCTTTGGGCAAGGTTGGGGCATACAATTTTGGCAAAACCTCTATATCAAATCCTTTTGTTTTTATCATCCGAAGTAACTCTGAATAGTTCTCACTGTTAACCGACCAACCATTTACTCCCTGAAAGTTTTTTCTAACAAGTGGGTGTTTGAAAAAATATTCATCAGTTTGTAGTTCTTTCAAAGTAATGTGAGGAATATTTATTCTATTCCCAATATAGATACACCCGTAGTATCGGAATAGAGGGTCTATTACGCCATCCGTAAGCGATATCTCTATGCAAGTGATTGCACTGATTGGGGACGTTTCGTAATGAACAAGAATATCCCCTTTCTTTGTTTCGGGGCTTGACTGCCAGAATTTCGATTCTAAGGATTTATCTTCTTGGTATAACCTGCCGCCAATGAACCAGACTTGTGACGGTTTGGGCATGTCTATTTTCTCGCTTGGGAGATTATTGGGTGCGAAGTCGTATAGGAAAGACCATAGATCTGCTGGAGATAGTCCATTTTCTTTTCTGAACAAATAAAACACCTCGCAAAGTTCCCAATAATACATGCACCTTCCTTTGTAATCAGTTCTTTTGGGAATATTGGGGAGGTCTATGTTAAAGAAATCCGCTATTTTATTCAGCTCGAATATTCGGCAAAGGAACAGGTACGGGAAGAAATATTCTGGGGCGAACTGTGATAAGACATAGGACATCGGCTGGATAATCCCAAGCATATTCTTGAAGTCGTTAGCAGGAAGCCATTGTTGCCCTTCTACCCTTATGCCTAATGTGATAAGTGAAATGTATAAATCTTTTGCTTCTTCCAATGAGCTGGGATGGTCATAATCTGATACACCGTAGCAATATATATTCTCCAACCAATCGTTATATAAATCTTCTGGTATGAAATTAGCGTACGGACAATAATCCTTGAATGAAACATATCCTCCCGCATCGGAAAAGTATTTTATCATCTCTATTCCGATTGTGGTCTGTTTATATAGGTCCCATGTGTATTGGTTGAAACTCATGGCGTTTATTTCATCGTATTCATCCTAATGCTTAGTTTTACTAAAGCTAGTGCCTTAACTGATGCCAAAGGAAAATCTTTGGGTTGATGGTGCTGATTGTAACTTACCAACTTAATCCAATCACCTCCTTTTTCAGATTGATTTATGTATTTTACAGTTAGATATTCTTCACCTTCTACATCTATTGAAACCAAATACATTTCCCCATAAAAAATGTGTTGGATTTCTACGGGAACTTCTTTATAAGCTATAATATCTCCCGATTTCAATAAAGGATACATAGAATCTCCTTTGACATATACAGCACCGTCACATTTCGGTATGTTGGGGATACTTATCTTTCCTAGTATGTTTTGGTCTTTGTTCACCAAAAGAGATTTCAAATTTGCGGCAGCCTCAATGTCATATAGATTAATTATGCCTTCTTCATCTATCCTTTCTATATATTTAGGCTTATTGATAATCGTAACATCTCCTAGTTCAATCTCATCAGCCATTGCCTGTTGGACAAGATCGCCTAGAGACATATCCAAGGCTTTAGATATGATTATCAATTCTGATAGTCTTCTTTTAGATAAATCATCATATCTACCTATATTGGTAGATTCTATGCCTAACGCATCAGCTATTACTTTATTTGTAACACCTTGATTTCTAATTATTTGCCTTAATGTTATCATTTTAGATTAATCAAATTAGACATTATTAACACAAATAACAATCAAAAATGATATACTATATCAAAATTGATAGTATATTTGCATTATCAAATTAAACTGATACAAAGAAACGAAGATTAATTCAGATTTCAAATAGTATAAACATATTAAAATACACGATTATGAGAACAAGAGAATTTTTACACGAAGTAATGAGCCTTGCTTGGCAGTTCGTTAAGCGTAATGGCTACACCATGAGCGAAGCAATGAAGGTCGCTTGGGCTAATTTGAAACTGAAAGGTGAGATGAAGAAGAAGATAGTGAAGTTCTACTTCAAAAAAGTGGACGGTTCTGTTCGTGAGGCATACGGTACACTAAATGAAAAGCTGATGCCTGCCATCACTGGTACTGACAATAGAAAGAAGAATGATACCGTCCAGACTTACTATGATACTGAACGCCAAGAATTCAGATGCTTCAAAAAAGCTAATCTGATGTCAATCGCATAAAAGATATGGATATGAATGCTTACACGATTAACCAGCAGTTGGATAGCCTTTATAAAGATTTAGAGGCTGCCCATAACAATGATGAAGAGGCTGTCTGCCTGATGTTCAATGCTGATAGCAAAAAAGAAGCTATCCAGTTGATAACGGATGAGATAGACAGTTTGGAAGATGCCTTAAAAGGTTTTGAAACTTGTGAAGATGATGGCATGGACTACGATGCTCTATGCCGGGTACAAGGTATCAGCCGATACGCATAATACACGATTATGCAACGCACGACAGCCCTACAGACGGATTGAACGGCAACCGATAGCGAGAATCGGGTAGGGTACTATTGATTGGTTCTTTGACATATTGATACGATAAAAAGATATATTTCTGCGAAGGCACGTAAGCGAAGCCAGTGATGGTGGATAGTGGTGGGTGCAAGTGGAACGGAATTGACACCGATAGCAACCGAGGATAAGCCGACAATGGGCGAATGGTTGTATATGTCTGATGGTGGTAAAGCCACGAAGTTGAAATGATTTTTACTTTCAGCACGCCAATTTGTCTTTAGCGTGGTGAGTATGCTTGGTTAGGCACAAGTATCGCTGAAAGGTCTTATAGTCTGTACTGAACTGAAATAAGGTTCTGCTATTCGATTAGGGTACAGATACTTATTTAAATTTATACGATTATGAAAACAATCCAATTCGTTTTATCTATATTGGTTAGTATATGTGCTGCCGGTATGCTTTACGGGGCTATTACTACTTACAGTCCTATGAAAATATTCTCTATCACTATAATGAGTGTTATATGTGTAGGGTGTGTGTCGCTCATGAGAATAACTTATAGAGAACTTAAAACAGACCGCTAAAAGGTAGTCCTATAATCCGGCACAAGGCGCATGGGGATGAGTGCACAATCACCTTGTAAACCAGCTGGGCGGTAATTTATGAAGTAGCATTGTTGGAATGCGTGTAAGCGATTAATTGTTGGTATTAACTTATATTCTAATTTATATATTCATTTAGCTTACAAGAAGTAGGTTCGACTCCTACCTTTTTAACGACATTTTAAATTTATACGATTATGACAGTGGAAGAATTAAGAGGCATGACGCATGAAGATTTAGTAAGGCGTGTGCAGGAACTGGAAGAGGCTAACGAGAAATTAGCTGAAGAGAAAAATACATGGTATAAATCTTGGAGTGATTTGAAACAGAAGTTTGATCATTTCAAAAATGCGGTTAAAAGCATTGTTCTGATAATAGATTAGATATTCGTGTTTTATATTGTGTTTGTACTGGGTGTGCCGTCCGTGAGGATAGTGCACCTTTTTTAAAAAAGGATGGTTAGCTTATCGGTTAGAGCTTCGTATTGCGCAAACAATTGGCACGATTGAGAGGGGTTCGATTCCCTTACCATCCACGAATCATTAATTAAATTTTACTCTTATGGCAAAAGAACTGAAAGAAAGAACAGAAATTAAGAAAAAGCTGAAAAAGAAGAATGACAGAATCAGCTTTGACTTTAGCGACAAACTTGCCGGACAGCTTCGCAGGTGTACCGCTGATCTTAACAGGCTGGCAAGGATTGATCGGATAATAGACAAGAAGCAAACTTTGTATTCGGTGGACACTAACAGGGAAGCCGGATATATTGAGGTTATTCGCAATTATTAATCAGCTGACTTACACGATTATGAAGAGAGTTTTTAATGAACTTACACCTGAATGCGAGATTACGGCACGAATGTATGCACAAGGGTATGAGAAAAAAGAAATTGCAAACCTCAAATGCCGAGCGGTCAGCACGATAAACAACCAACTGCAAAGAGCTTTTGAGATTTTGAACGTAAGGAACGGCAGAGAACTGGCAACCATGCTATATGAGAGAATAGCTGGTATGAAGTTCACGATGGACTTTTCACCTACTATTAGGTCGGCTGTTGCTTTCTGCCTGTTGTGCATCTTTTCTTTTTCGCTCTATCACGAACAGGGCGATATGAGAAGGGGACGAAGAACGAGAGTTGAACGAATTGAAAGAACTGGACGGTATGGAGGTAAGACTTGAATTATTTGAATTTAAAAATATCTGCATGGACATGGCGGAGCTTGGTGCAGCTGCCAGTGAGAAGAAACGGTCTCCTGTATCTGATGAAATCAAGCAAAGAGAAGCGTTCAGATGGTTAAAGACACTTGGGTATGAACCTAACTTTTTGGAAAAGTTAGAGAAAGAAGGATTGGTGCATAAGAAAAGAAAAGGCTCATCCAGAAATTCTCCTATCATATATTCCAAGTTCGAGATACAATCCGCTATTAATGCTTTTAAAATGAGTAAATATCTGAACAAATAACCCTATAAAATTTACGATTATGTCACTGATTAAGAAAAGTAATGAATTAGTTATCCCGACCACCGTGAAGATGATGATTTACGGTCAAGCCGGAATGGGAAAGAGTACGGTAGCATTGAGCGCACCGAAACCGCTGCTGTTGGACTTCGATAACGGCGTGAAGCGCATGAACATGGCGCACTTGGAGAATATAGACACGGTACAGGTCACTTCATGGAGCGATGTTCAGCAAGTTCTTCAAGAGGACTTGTCCGCTTATCAGACCATTGTAGTAGATACCATCGGCAAGATGATGGACTTCATCATTACTCACAAGTGTGGAACCCGCCAGCCGTCCATCCGTGATTGGAGCGGTATCAATGCAGAGTTTTCATGGATGACACGAACACTTTCGGGGCTTAACAAGCACATCATTTTCGTTGCCCATCGCGACACAAGAAAAGAAGGTGATGATACGGTGTTTATCCCTGCCTTGCGTGAAAAATCCTACAACTCTATCGTTACTGAACTGGATTTGCTCGGTTATCTTGAAATGAAAAGCGAAAGAGGCGTCCAAAGACGTACTATCACTTTTGACCCAACTTCAAGAAATGACGGTAAGAATACTTGCAATCTTCCTTCAGTGATGGAAGTTCCTACCATCCTTGACAAGAATGGTAATCCAACCGCAAAGAACGACTTTATCACCGCCAAGATAATCAATTCGTATTTGGGTATGCTTGCTGCCAAGAAAGAGGCACAGGAAAAGTATGATAAAGTTATTGAAGAGATAAAAGAACAGATCGAACTTATTACGGATGCGGAATCTGCCAATAATTTTATCGCGCAAATAGATAACTTTGAGCACGTTGGTTCTTCAAAGCAAATGGCGGCAAAGTTGGTAGCTAACAAAGCGAAGTCTTTGAATCTGAAACTTAATTCAGAAAAGAAATATGAACCAGCAGCCTAAATATCGTATTTACGCAACGCTTCTTGATGCCTTTGGGGCATATCTGAATAGTGATGTGATTTGGGATAAGTACTGGGGGTGGTCAGAAAATCCACCCCATACTCCTGAAGAATTTCACGAACAACAGTTTCAAGAACTGATAGACCGTATCAACCGCAAGCCATTCGATAGCGAAGCGGCAGACAAGGGAACAGCCTTTAATGAGGTTATTGACTGTATGGTTGAAAATCGGAAATCTGAAACTGTGCAGGTTGAAAAGATATATAAGGTAATACGCGAAGGAGCTTGTGACGAAACAGGTAAACCTTTGTATTACGATGAGGTTCAGACCAACGAGGTTATAGGTTTGAAAGCTACCTATAATAATCGTGTTTTTACTTTCCCAATCTCACTTTGCCGAGAGTTTTCCGGTTACTTCAAAGGAGCATTAACCCAACAAAGAGTAGAAGCGATTATTCCAACCGCATACGGCAATGTTTTGGTTTATGGGGTAATTGACGAGCTGATGCCGGCCAGCGTCCACGACATCAAAACAACCGGTAGTTATACCGTGGGAAAGTTCAAAGATCACCACCAGCATTTAGTATATCCATACGCTTTAATGAAGAACGGTTCTGATGTACGGACATTTGAGTATAACATTGTGGAGTTCAACAAAGGCGGTTATGTGGTAGATACCTATACAGAAACATACGTTTTCAATCCTGAACGTGATATTCCTATTCTTACTAATCATTGTGAGGAATTTATCCGGTTTTTGGAAGAAAACAGAGAACTTATAACCGATAAAAAGATTTTTGGAGGAGAAAATTAATGGCAAACCAAATAACCGGACGGATAATCGAAATTGGACAAACCGTTCAAATACCATCCAAAAACGGTGGTTCCTCATTTACAAAACGGGAGTTTATTTTAGATGCTACTACTTACGACCCTTATACGGGAGAGCGTAGCGAGTATGAGAATGTTATTCCCTTAGAGTTTTCAGGCGATAAGTGTGCAGAACTTGACCGCTTTAATCATGGTGATGTTGTCACTGTATCATTTATGATACAAGGTCGTTCTTGGACGAATCAGGACGGAGAACTCAAACGTATGGCATCTATCCGGTGCTACAAAATAGATGCGCGTGGTGGTGTATCGCAATCCCAACAAACAACATCGGTACAACAGCCAGCGCCACAGTCGACCTATCAGCAACAGCCACAGAATTTCCCGCCTCCGGTTGATGTTAATGGCAATGTAAAGGACGATTTGCCTTTTTAGCGTATGTTGTTCGACTTGAAGAATGAATTTCAAATACCCAAGTTCAAGGAGTATGTAAACAAGCTGTTTAGTGAACGTGCGGTGGTGGAAGTGAAAAAGAAACTACCTAACCGCACGCTTGCCCAAAACAGCTACTTGCATCTTCTTTTAGGGTATTTCGGTAGTGAGTACGGTTGCAGTCTCGACGAAGCAAAAATTGATTTTTATAAGAGGACTTGCAACCGTGATTTGTTTGAGAGAAAGACGGTCAACAAGAAAGGTAAGGAAGTAACTTACTTAAGAAGTTCTGCCGAGCTGACAACAGGTGAAATGACCTTGAGTATTGACCGTTTCCGAAACTGGAGCGCATCTGTGGCAGGTATCTATTTCCCTGCCGCTAACGAACAACGGATGCTTATCTACGCACAACAAGAAATTGAACGTAATAATGAATTTATTTAAAAATTGAGATTATGAAGAAAAGAAAATTTCCCCAAGATGTAGCAAGATTCTTTCATCCTGAAAAATCAATCAACCCTAAATCCAGCGGTATTCACCAAATAGAGAAAGCCTCTCAAAGAAGCTATATTCCAGTTTATAATACTATGGGTACTGCAAGAAAGGTTTACAATGAGTTTGGCAAAATAAGTTATAGATAATATGGACAAATTTTTAGGACAAGACATTCCTGAACAGGAACGATGGCAGTTTCTTCAGGACAATGCCGATGCAGTGGAGAAAATCGGTTATACTCACCGATTCACACCCGAAGAATTGGCGCAAAAGAAAGAAACATTAGCTGAAGTATCAATCACCATCAATGATATTGAGATAGAAAAGAAAGAGGCTATGGACGAGTTCAAAGAACGTCTGAAACCTTTGAACGAAGAAAAGCAGGAACTTTTGGACCACATTAAGAGAGGTTCTGAGTTTGTAGAAAATGAAGAATGTGCCAAAATCCTCTATCACGAGGAAAAGATGGCAGGATTCTACAACAAGCTGGGCGAACTGGTTTATAGCCGTCCCATTATGCCACAGGAGATGCAAAAGACAGTATTCAGTATTAACCGTAAAACAGGAACAGAATCATGAGTGAAAACAAAATCAACCTGGTAGTACCGAAGGATTATAACGGTACGCCAATCGAAGTAGTATTACGTGAAGGTAAAGCACCCGTAGCACTTGACCCGAAAGAACCGGAAAGAGTGATTATCAGTGGAACTATTGATGCACCTTACAGATGGCTGGAGAAGCGTGTCGAACTGATCAATCAGAAATCGGCCAATATCATCGTAAACCGTGACAAGATGGGACTGGCTCTGACTATTGATGAAACCAACTACTATCAGACTGAAATTAGTGGAGTATTACAAGCTTCCAAGGAAATGCTGGAGTTCGGTATCAACACCGACAAGAAATGGGAACCTATTAAATTATCCCAATTCTTCAAGATGCACCGTGCTTTCTTCAAGGATAAATCTGAAAATATGATGCTGGTTTCTACTTTGAAGAACTTCAAGGCAAAAGTTAATCAGGACATCGAACGCAGCAAGGAAGAAAACGGAAGCAAGACGGACAATTATTCTCAGGTTGTTGATTCTAATCTTCCGAAATCTTTCAAACTGAATATCCCCCTGTTCAAAGGATTTGCCTGTGAAGAAATCGAGGTTGAAATCTATGCAGATGTAGATGGCCGAGACGTTTCCCTTTCTCTCGTGTCCGCCGGGGCCAACGAGGCCATTGAAGAATACAAAAACAAGGTGATTGACGAACAGATTGAAGCAATCAAAGGTGTTGCACCTGACATCGTAATCATCGAAATCTGATTGATTATGGAATACATACCCGACTGGTACGTCCCACCACAGTCTGATTGATTATGGACTGGGGGAACGATTATCCGGAAGAACCGGATGAATACGAATTTGACGATTTTAATTTTGAATGAGCCTACCTTGAATGGTCTTATAGGGCGCAAAGGTTTATGCGGGTTCGATTCCCGTTGCGCCCACGCACATACATAGTGCTCTGAGTGTGTTTTTCATAGTATTGTCCGCAAGCCTAGCCGGGGTTACGCCAATGGCACCGTGTCGGAACTGCGGACTCAATGGTATCGTGGCGGAATTGGTAGACGCTATGTAGACTTTCGAGATAGGTTCGTAAATGGGAGGATATGGATTTTCAATCAAAACACCTATCATGCAGGTTCGAGCCCTGCCGGTACCACAAACTAAAATATAATTATATGGAAAAGATTTTTGATAAGGATTTTAGAAATGAATTATTCTGCTGTTTGAAAGAGTCTGGAATGAAAGATGAAGAAGTAAGTAGGATAATTAAAAAACGCTACAAGGAGGCATTGAAGAATGCTGTTATTAAACGATTAAATACTGTTGTAAAAGCAATCAAAGAGGATAATCTTGAAGAAATAAACACCATTGTAGATAATAGTCCTTCAGGTGATGGCTATGGTTGTGATAATTGCTATATCTCTTTTAAAGATATTACTGATTGCGAAGATATTGGAGACGTTATAAATGCTTTGAGATAATGGATGAATTACTTACTGGTAAGATTTGTCCTTATTGTGGCAAACCAACTGAATTTGTAGATAGTTCTGTAATCTACGGGCGTTCATACGGCATGATTTATCTCTGTCGGGATTGTAGGGCTTATGTAGGTGTACATAAAGGGACAGACCAAGCATTAGGGCGTTTGGCAAATGCAGAACTGAGGGAAGCCAAGAAAGAAGCCCATTTCTATTTTGACCAGATCGCCAAGACCAATCTTATAAACAAGATTTGGAAGAAGCATATCCCAAATACATCGAATAGGAATAAGGCTTATTTGTGGCTATCCATTCAATTAGGGGTACCACGTGAAGTTTGTCACATAGGTATGTTTGATGTGGAAGACTGTAAGCGAGTTGTTGAACTATGTAAACCAATAATAGAAGAATATGGAAACAAAAAAAGTAACTAAAATCGTTTACATCGCTAATGATGGAAAAGAGTTTCTTACAGAAGAAGAATGCAAGAAGCATGAAAAGTATGTGAAAGAGATTTTGCGAAATATTTCCTATTTCTGCATCCGTTGCCACCCTGATTTAACTGAAACAGGAAACTATATGCATAAAATATATGCAGCAGTCCTTTCTAAAAATGGATTGTTCAGTAAGGAAATCGCATTTCAATGGGCTTTGAAGAAGTTTGGTACTTACTTAGGGGAAAGCGTAATGGGATATGGTTTCCAACCCAATTTTAATGTAAGTGAAGTTTCTAAAGAAGAATATGAAGAATGTCCTGCTACTGTATGGGGAGGCACTCCATTAAAAAGTGAAAAGATATTTTTAAGTCCTCAACAAGTAGATGGATTTCCAAAGAATATTGATTACATAAAAGAATGGGGATTCAAATAATGCCGTATTATATCAAGAAACCAAAAAAGAAGAAAGAAAAGCCTTTGCCGTTATTTGACAAGGCAGGTATCAAGATTAAGAAGAAGCCGGATTTAGTGGCCAAACTCGACAAAGTTTTCAGCCGCTATATCCGGCTTCGTGATTGTATGCCAAACGGGTATTTCCGTTGTATCTCATGCGGCCAGATAAAGCCATACGCACAGGCCGATTGCGGACACTTCCATTCGCGCCGCCACATGGCCACACGCTTTGACGAGGACAACGCCCACGCAGAATGCCGGGCGTGCAACCGATTCAGTGCTGACCATCTGATACAATATGAAAAGAACTTGAAGGTCAAAATCGGTCAGCAACGTTTCGATAAGCTGGCATGGAAGGCCGGACAAACAAAGAAATGGAGTGATTTAGAGTTAATGGAACTCACAAAGTATTATAAGGCTTTGGGAGATAAGTTGGGTAAGGAGAAAGGACTATGAATGAATTAAAGCCCGGAACATTCGTAATGATGGTAAAAAACGAGGATGGATCATTTTCTCCCGTTGGGATGAATAAGGAACAAGCATACATTGTGCTTTCTTTTTTAAACCGTTTGAGTGAGGACGAACCGATTATCGTAAAAGACAACGAGAAATATGTACAAGCTACGTGATTATCAACAAAAGACTAGTGATGCAGCGGTAAATTTCTTTGCCAACAAAGCCAAGAAGAACAATGCCATCATGGTGCTGCCGACTGGGGCAGGGAAGAGTCTGGTAATAGCCGATATTGCTAGCCGCCTTGAAGGGCATACGCTGGTATTTCAACCTAGCAAGGAAATACTCGAACAGAACTATCTGAAGCTCTGTTCGTATGGTATTCTGGACTGTTCCATATATTCCGCATCATTTGGGCGGAAAGAGATTTCAAGAATAACATTCGCTACGATTGGTAGTGTTGTCAATCATCCTGAGCTTTTTCAGCATTTCAAGAATATAATTATAGATGAATGCCATCTGGTTAACCCGAAAGAAGGAATGTATAAATCATTTCTTTCTATGCTGAAGTGCAAGGTGCTTGGATTGACGGCTACACCTTACCGTCTTTCATCAAGCAGGGATTTTGGCAGTATGTTGAAGTTTATCACCCGGACCCGGCCTTGTGTATTCTCTGAGGTCATTTATCAGGTTCAAATTTCCACCCTTTTGGATATGGGTTATCTGTCAAAACTGAATTATTATGAAATGAACCCTTTAGGATGGAATGAACTTAATCTGAAGGTGAACACGACCGGAGCCGACTACACAGACAAGTCTGTCGTAAAGGAGTATGAGCGTATCGATTTTTACGGGTTTCTGGTCAGCATTGTGCAAAGACTAATGAACCCTAAAAGCGGGATAAAACGAAAAGGTATATTGGTCTTCACGAGGTTTTTGAAAGAAGCTGAACGCCTTACCTGGTCTATTCCCGGAGCGGCCATCGTTTCAGGAGAAACCCCAAAGAAAGAGCGAGAGAGTATTCTTGAGGCATTCAAGGCCGGAGAAATTCCGGTCGTGGCCAATGTCGGCGTACTTACTACCGGATTTGATTACCCAGAACTGGATACGATTGTCATGGCACGTCCTACGATGTCTTTGGCACTGTGGTATCAAATAGTCGGTCGTGCTATCCGTCCGCACCCGAGTAAAGAGGCCGGATGGATCGTTGACCTTTGTGGAAACAAAAAACGATTTGGAGAAGTGAAGGATCTTCGCCTTGTTGATAGTGGAAATGGTAAATGGGCAGTGTACTCTAATAACAGGCAGTTGACTAACGTAAGATTCTAAAACTATGGAAGAAGGATTTTTGAGGCTAAGCCGCAGGTTTTTCTCGAATGAAATGTGGAATGAAGCCCGTACTTTTAGCAGTTGCGAAGCGTGGTTAGACTTAATTCAGTCTGCACGATTTGAGGTAACGCCCCGAAAGGAGAGTATCGGAGGTCGAGAAATCTCTTATTCAAGAGGTCAATATCCTGCATCCATAAGATTTCTGTCACAGCGTTGGAAATGGTCTGAAAAGAAGGTGCGTTCCTTTCTTGTGCATCTTAGAAAGAAAGGTATGATAACTGTTGAGTGCAATCAAGGAATGAACCTTATAACCTTATGTAAATATGAAGAATATAATCCAATGGGCACAACCAAGGGCACAAGTAAGGACACAGGTATTGAAAAGGAAATCAATGAATTAAGACACGAATGGGCACAACTAAGGGCACAACTTGGGGCACAGCCCATGAACAACAATCTACCGCAATCCGAACTTTTACAAAAATCAGGGCACACAGAGGGCACAAATACAAAGAAAGAAGAAAGAGAGTATATAGATATATCTCTACATCAAAAGAAAGAAAATACTCCTGACGGAGTATCAAAGAAAGCCAAGCTTTCTTCGCCATCCCCCTCTGAAAAGATTGATTACAGCGGATTGATGGAATACTATAATACCACATTCAAAGACAGACTCCAGCAGATAAGATCAATGACTGATGTGAGAAAAAAGGCTGTAAAAGCCCGGATAGCCCAATATGGGAAAGAGTCAGTGAGGAGTGTTTTCAATCTCATTCTTCAATCCCCGTTCTTACTTGGAGCTAATGACCGCAATTGGAAATGCGACTTTGATTGGATTTTCAAACAAGCAAACTTTACTAAAATATTGGAAGGAAACTATAATGGGACAAGACTTAGTAAAAATCAACAGGATAGCGAGCAGCGAAAACGTGATTCAGTTCTTGCAGTCGCTACAACCGTTAGAGAAGCTGCCGCAAAAAAGAGAAAGGAACTTGAAGCAGAGGGCGTTATTGAATAAATATCCCGATCCTGCACAATTCATTCTTGATTACAACCCTGATTTGCAGTTCAAACTTGTCAGATGTAATGCAACCCATTCAGAACTGGCGTTGAATGACAGCATTCCGAGTTTAGGGCTATTGTCTTCTACTTATGGGGATGAAACACCGATAGAATGGCTAAAGATACAATTTGGTTCATTGAATGACTTTGCAGAAGTTTCAACCAAGATAGCGAAAGAGCAACTTTCTGAACTATCGGAGATATTCCTTTCGGAGTATTATTATATAAATGCCGCTGAAATCTGTTTTTTCATAGCACGGTTTAAGTCAGGGAAGTATGGGCGGTTCTACGGTTCAATAGATCCATTGAAAATAACAAGTGCGATGCTGGACTACGTTTCTGAACGTCGGAAAGATATTGAACGGAAAGAGCGTGAACGATACAGAAACCAACGTGAAAAAGAGATAGAGGAGCGTGGAGATAACAGAATCTCTTATGCTGAGTACATTGAAATCAAGCACCGTGCTGATGCAGGAGATGAGGAAGCTAGAAAAATGCTGATATCACCATGAGAATAACCGTTTACTGGGTAACAAGAAATCCGGATGTTATCGTAAGAATCCGGAAAAAGTTCAATATCCCAAGTTATACTTCCGTGAACTACGAAACAGAATGTGAAATCAAGAATGAAGACTTTCCACTGTTAGAAGAAACAGAACGAAGGGGATTCATTCGAATTAGAAATAAGAATACACGATTATGCAAGGAACAGACAAACTGAATACGATAACCAACATCGTATTTGTCCTCACGGACGTTTTAGAAACCAACCTTCTAGAAATGCAGCAGCAATACAAGAAAGAAGGCTTTGAACTCAGACACGATTCAAAAAGAAACTTCAACACAGCCATAGCCGCGATAAAGAGATTGAAAAGTGATGTGAATCATTGCAGCGAATCCACTCAGGAAAACTTCGGCAATGATTCTGACATGGTGAACGCCATGTTGCTCACACTGATTGACAGATGCGGTGATGATGACAACCTCGCTTATAAGATGTACGAATACATTAAATCTTTCCCGTCCAAACTGAATCTAGACTTGGATTTGGATAATGCGTTCAGCCACCTGTTTAAAAAGGAGAAGTTATGAAATCGCAGAAAGACATCTTAAAATCCATTGAAGGTCTGTCCGATATAGAACTATTTGTTATTGATCTCTTTTGTGGCGCTGGTGGCTTATCCGAAGGTGTGGAAGCAGCACGATTGGATGGAAATAAATGTGCAAAAGTTGTTTGTTGTGTGAACCATGACAAGAATGCCATTCTTTCACATGATGCCAATATCCCTGATGCACTTCACTTTATTGAGGATATCCGTACACTGGAACTTTCCCCGATAAGCACTATTGTAGAACGTATCCGTCAGCTATACCCTGATGCCATGATAATGCTTCATGCCTCTTTGGAGTGTACTAACTTCTCGAAAGCCAAAGGCGGTCAGCCGAGAGATGCCGACAGCCGAACGTTGGCAGAACATCTCTTCCGTTATATTGATGTTATAGACCCTGACTACATTCAGATTGAAAATGTAGAAGAGTTTATGTCATGGGGAGATATGGATGAGAATGGGAAACCTATCAGCATGGACAAAGGCCGGCTTTATCAAAAGTGGGTGCGCAATGTCAAGAAGTACGGTTACAACTTTGAGCACCGCATCTTAAATGCTGCCGACTTCGGTGCCTACACCACAAGAAAACGCTTCTTCGGCATCTTTGCTAAAAAGAACTTGCCGATAGTATTCCCAGAACCGACCCATTGTAAAGGTGGTAGGCAAGATATGTTCTCGCGGCTGGAGAAGTGGAAGCCGGTAAAAGATGTGCTTGATTTCTCTGATGAAGGAACTACCATCTTCAGGGAAAAGCCTCTTGCAGAGAAAACGCTTGAACGTATCTATGCTGGACTTATCAAGTTTGTAGCCGGAGGAAAGGATGCTTTCCTTTCCCGTTACAATACGGTTCGCCCTCAAGACACATGCAAATCAGTTGATGAACCATGCGGAGTGTTGACTACTGAAAACCGCTTTGCAAAGGTACAGGTAAGTTTCCTCTCCAAACAGTTCAGCGGACATCCCGAAAGCAAGAATGTGTCTGTAGAAGAACCGGCAGGTGCAATCACCTGCAAAGACCACCATGTTTTTGTTTCTGCTTATTATGGAAATGGACATAATCATTCGGTAGACCTTCCAGCTCCAACGGTCACAACGAAGGACAGGATGGCTTTAATTGAAAGCCGATTTATGTGTTCTTATAACTTTAAGGATACAGGAAAGGATATTAATCAGCCTTGTCCTACACTTCTGACTAAAGACAGACTTTCCCTTGTATCTCCATTTTTTATGAATCAATATTCTGGAGGTGGTCAGGTGTCTGATATAAACTCGCCATGCCCCGCTGTTACCACAACACCGAAACAAAACTTGGTAACATGCCAGCCGTGGATAATGAATACTGCATTCTCAAATGTAGGTAGCAGTATAGAGGAACCCTCCCAGACCATTACCGCAAACAGGAAATGGCACTATCTGATGAATCCACAGTTCAACAGTGCTGGCGGCTCTGTTGATAGCCCCTGCTTCACATTAATAGCCCGCATGGATAAGATGCCGCCCTATCTGGTAGCAACAGAAAGCGGTCAGGTAGCGATTGAAATCTACGACAATGATAGTCCTATGACCGTGAAGATAAAGGAGTTCATGGCACTGTATGGCATAGTGGATATTAAAATGCGGATGCTTCGCATTCCGGAACTCAAAAAGATTATGGGATTCCCTGAAGATTATGTTTTAATAGGCACACAAGCTGACCAAAAGAAATTTATCGGGAATGCGGTGGAGGTTACACAAGCGAGAAAAAATACTGAAGCACTTTGCAAAGTATTGAGAAAGTTGAGATTGAAGAAATCAAAAGAAATAGCTTAATGGAAAATGGAAAACTTATATTAGATGCCTGTTGTGGCAGTAGAATGTTTTGGTTTGACAAATATAATCCTCTTGCCTTATTTGTTGACAAACGTTCGGAAACACTTACGGCCAAGGACAGGGGTAAGACAAGAATCATAGAAATAAAGCCGGATGTAATAGCTGATTTCACCAACCTTCCATTTGAAGACAATTCTTTCTACATGGTGGTGTTCGACCCACCGCACCTGAAAACACTTGGTGCAACCTCATGGATGGCTAAAAAGTACGGAAAACTGCCGAAAGACTGGCAGTCACTCATACACGATGGATTTACTGAGTGTATGCGCGTCTTGAAGCCTTACGGCACTCTTGTATTCAAATGGAATGAAAGTGAGATTAAATCCTCGGAAGTTTTGTCTGCCATCCCGTTTAAACCTCTATTTGGGCATACCACCGGAAGGCAGAGCAAAACAATATGGATGTGTTTTATGAAACTACCAATTAACGTATAACGGAACTGAAATGAAGATAAAGTTTATCCAGAAGAATATATTGTTAGTCCACCGGATGGGACTGTATTCTCCTGTACAGAAAATAGTATCCTAGAATATTTGGATATAATCTAAAGTTTTTTTACACCCATTTTTTTGAAAATATTATCAACTGCGTTTATGCTATCAATATCAATTTTATGCAAACTCAACATCTTACAAATTAATTGTCCGTTAACATTTAATGAATGGTTCTGCATGTCAACTCCTAGGGTATAAGGAGGATGCCTTTTGAGTAGATTAAGACGAATGAGCTCTTTAATTCCAAAATATATTTCCATTGATTTTATATCTCCTGAATTCTCAATGTATTTGGTACAGTTAGACAAATCTAAAATAGCGCAACTTTGAAAGTACCTAATAATACATAGTTGATTGAAAGATAGTTGCTTAATAATATTTTGCATATAAAGAGCATTTGTGTAATCTACTTCTGGAGAGAATCCTAAATTAGCAATAAAATAACCATAAAATTCAGATTTTTTATGTTCCGAATCAAGCATGATACTATTTATGGTAGCTTCTATCACATCGCTAGCATCTGAATAATTCATATTAGAAGAGACAAACATATCATCTTGCCTAAATGGAATGTTATTCTTCATATTTTCATTAACTTGATTTACAGCTGACATGTAAGATATACCTAACCTTATTGTTTCTTTCTTTGTGACACCTTTTTGGAATATGTCAAGAAGAATAGAATCAATAGCTGTCGATAATAATGGTTGCACCCCAGCTGCAAAAATCATGCTTTCTGGTGTGCCTTTTGCTACTATCGGAATAATAGCAGTAGACATAGCACTAATGATTTCGCTAATTTTCATAATAATAAGTTTTAAATGTGGCGAAGCAAAAATAGTAATAATCTGGGTACGTTCTCCATTTTCTATGATAAAGTTTTAAATGTGACAGTTTGGATTTCTTCGGAGGCGTGCCTTTTAATTCAAAAATAAATTAGAAATGAGTAAAACAACAATTTATTACCTATGCCTAGTAGCAATGTATATGCTGCTAGGGTAGGTGGAAAGGAGATTAATTATGGAAGTAAATAACGGAATAATAATTGACGGAGTACTGCATGAATTAGTATCAATGCGGAATAGTGCACCATGTGACAATTGTAGTCTACAAGAACAATGTAGAACAGATCGTTCCTTGTGTACAGTAATTGCTGGATATTATAACTCTGATGAACGTTTTATTAATCGTGGAAAAGTAACGGATATTAAGATAGATAAGGAGGAATAACTATGGGATTTACAACACCGTGCTTTATACGCAAGAGTACCTATAAACTTAGAAAAAAATTAGATGAGTTAGGATATAGATTGTTTGGGGCGGAACTTAACGAAGATTTATGTATTTTCACCTCGCCTGAATGTGGACTATATAATATTGAGTTTTTTAACAACATTCCACATCCTGACGAAACCGATAGTGTTGATTGCGGAACGAATGAGGAACTTTTCCTGGCTATAGCTGCATTAAAGGATGATACAGACAACAATCAATTATTCACTAATGGTAAGGGCGATTGGGGTATATACCGGGATGGCTCTGATGGAGGTTTGTCTGGAATGGATTTCTATGGGATGCCTAATGATTTTGAGATTGACAATTATCACAAGGCTACCGTAGACGAACTGATTGAACACTTTAAAACAAAGGAGGAACACTATGACCGAAGAACTTGTAACATTAGAAACAGCGAAGTTGCTGAAAGAGAAAGGGTTTAATGAACCATGTATGATTGCTATGAATATTGAAGATGGTAGACAATATGGTACTAATAGAACAAATAGCGAGTTACCAATAAAAGTATGTTCCCATCCTACTCAATCCGTTGCACAAAAGTGGCTTCGTAAAACTAAGAACCTGCATATCGAAATATCCTATATGTATGAAAACTATTGGACGTATGATATACTGACAATTCCGAGACATGACTTGATAGGATTGTCTGACAGACCTATTATCCGTTATAATACCTACGAGGAAGCACTTGAAGCAGGATTACAGGAAGCATTAAAACTTATATGATTATGAAAACAATATTATTTACAATTATATTTATTATCGCCCTATTATGGGTCGGAGATCTCACAATTACATTTAAGCCGTTTTCTATATCACTTCCCGGTTGGTATAAGCCTGTAGGTATCATCCTGTTTGTGTTGTCAATGGCGGTATATACTATAGGGGAATATACTAAAGGCTATAAGCATGGTTTCGATGATGGGATAAAGGAATGTGTTGAAATACTTAAAAAGAAAAATCCATGAGCAAACTATACAAAGTAACCATTTTCGGGGAATCATTCCTAATCGGGTGGTTCCCTTTTTCTTCACGCTGGTATAACAAGCTAAAGATAATCAAATGATAGTACGTCATTTTATAAGAGTTCCGGTTGGAAGTACTGTCTATTGCGACAATCAGCCGGTTAAAATACTGGAGAAAGGATATGCCCTTGCTCTATGTGATGTTAATGGGAAACGGGTATATATCACCTGCTATGATTTGGAAAAGAAACCATTCGTCAGCACGAATGGGGAAGAATGAAAAAGAGCCAACCCACGCACGACCATGAATCAGCTCTTCCTTACACGATTATGATGCAAATATACTATTTACTTTTAAAATAATCGTGTTATGGAACTGGATTTTAACAAAATAATTCGCCTTAAAAAGATTAGAATTGAGAAATCAGAACTTTCAGAGGAAGAAAACGCCTTGACCACCCCAATTTTGAAAGACAAAAGCCTTATCCATGAAATCTACAAAATATTCGTTGAGTTGCTGAATGAGAGAGGATGTCCACCGAATATTGACAGTGTTACCCAGCGGAAGAAGTTCATTTTCATTATCCTGTACCTGTTTTCTCCAAGTTCGCTTGCCGGTGGGAAAATGACAGCAGGGCTACGTGAGGAGATGTCAAGAGTATTGGGGATTCAGTCCAAGAGTACAATTTCCGACAATTGTGCTGATGTCGTATTTCTGTATCAGAACTATGGGGATTTCAGTGGAGATATAGAGTATCTTTACACCGAAATCGTAAATCGGTTAAGAATTAAAGGGCTAATCAATTAACAAAGCGATAAGAATTACTTACCGCTTTGTTTTTTTAACTCAATTTTGAGCCATCGAATTATAATTATTCCTATATTTGCGATGCTTTTCTGCACAAAATTCTTTGTGTTATGTGTATAACTCCGTTTTTAAGCATACATAAAGGTTGATATATTAGTATTAACTTTAAAAAAGGAGGTTTTATGTCTGATGATAAAGACTATTATGAAAAAGAAGAACGAAGAATAGTGAAAAATGCCACAGAAAAAGGAGTACCTTTTGAAACAGCTGCAATCATTAGCAGAAATATAAGGCAGGAGGGATTAAGAGATTATGAATATCTTCAAATGCTCAAAGGTAAATTGAGTGATGAAATTAATCGTAAAAAGTAAATCAACAGGCCGGAGTTCAGTGCTCCGGCTCAATTTTATACAACTAACAGAATTAATATTCTAATAAAAAAGTAGAGAGATATTATAATTCCTACCCCTATAATACTTTTTGTTACCCAGTCATGTTTAAATACATCATACTTAAACATTCCACCAGGTACAAATTCGTGGGCTACATATTTTGCTTTCCAATACCCAATGCCAATAAACGTCATTCCTAATCCAAGTCCTAAAACATATCTTCTTTCAATAAATTGTATATCAAATATCATTGCTGCTGCGGAAAGAAGGATGCCACATAAAAGTACTAATTTCCACCAATAATCGACTTTAAATAATTGTCCTAAATCCATAATTCTATCTTTATTTATAGTATTCTTTTCCTTGTATATTTTCATGGTCCGGTATACGTGGTTCTCCGTCAAAATGGATTTTACCTCCGCAATGGGGGCAGACGATAACGTTTTCTTCCTCTTCCTTATCTTCCCCTATCAGTGTTGTAATAGACACATTGAGAGCATCAGCTATTTTTAGAAGATTATCCAATGAGGGGGATGATTTTCCAGTCACGATATTGCTAACTGCAACCTTTGAAATGCCAACCTTTTCCGCAAGCCAAGCGGAAGTGACGTTTCGCTCGCTCATTATTTCTTTTATTCTCAAATCCATAAACTATACTTTATTTCAATTACTCCGCAAAGTAACGCAAACTTTATCAAATAACCTAATTAGGATAAAGTTTACTTTATTAAATAATGTTAAGTAATAAATAAAACTTTATCAAACTTGTTGTGTTTAATAAAGTTTACTTTATCTTTGCATCATCAGAAACGAAGTAATAACAATTAAAACATATAAGATATGAAAGCAACAGAATTTAAGAAAGGTCAATCAGTAGTCGTAACTACTAAAAATGGTAAGGTAGAAGGTACTATTTCAGGTGTTGATATGAATGTTTGCACTTTTGAAGCTGACTATTCAGTAGATTATCTGAAAGAGGGTAAAACATGGACTATGATTTGTGTGCCTGCAAGAGCGATAGAATTAGCATAAGTTTAATCGGCAGGGCGAAAGCCCTGCGCAATATAGAAGAATATGAAAGAAAATATATTTTTAAAAGCAGTTATAGAAAAACCGTTATTGAATAATGAACCAGAAGTTTTACACCTTTTCGTTCAAATTATCAATGAAATAACTTCTTGTATGTCAGAAGACGAGTTAAGAGGCTGTATGAGCTCTTTAATAGTAAGACACCCTTATTTTAAACTGTTTTTCGATTATGGTTTCGGACATAATCATATGTGGGTGAAAGCATCAGGTTCTTTAGAAAGATTGATATTGGTTGAGTTCTAATCCGGTAGCCTTATGGCTACCACAATATACACGATTATGAAAGCAGATTTAGTTTTAGTTATCAGCCCTGAAGCCCCACTGATGAAGCAACTGGGCAAGGTATTGGGTAAGATGGTAACCCCTTATGACTTCTCTACTATAGAGAGGGGTGAAAAGTACATCACCATACAGCATGATGAAACAGGGTTTGTAGTGGCTTATACGAGTGAAGAAAGATTGAACGTAAAAATGAATTAAGAATGAAGAATGTATTAGAATCTTTGAAAGAAAGTGTCAAGAGTGGCAAAATCACAATCAGAGAGGCAGCTATAAAGCTGCATAAAGCAGGGTGGACGAGTTTTGTAGACGTGGATAAAACGAAACAATTACTTGAATTATGAACTCAATAAATGTAAACGGTTGCAGCGTATGCCAGCCCGGCAAAGAGAATTACACTACCTACAACACCAGGTTGAGAGGTAAAAAGAGTGAGAATGTACCAGTACGACTACCGTACTGAAAGCGGTGAACTTTTTTCTTGTTGTGCGCCTACCTTAGAGGCGTGTAGAGAAAGACGGGATAAATGGCTTAGTTCACGACAATAAGCCGATTGTCGTGTATAACGATTGAAGATATTTCGTTATCTTTGGTTGTGGTAGTACCTTTGGGGTACTATCGCGGGGTGTAGCAGTGGTAGCTTTTCACTTTGACTTGGTGAAGGTCGGTTGTTCGATTCAGCCCCCCGCAACTATTGAGTATTAATTTAAATTTGACACGATTATGAACATTCTTACATTAAGCATCAAACAGAAGTATTTCGATGAAATCTTGGCAGGCAAGAAAACCCACGAATACCGTGAAATCAGACCAACTAACGCTAAGAAGTATATCACTTACCTATGTGGCGGTAAAGAATATCCGGCTGATGCAGAACTGCCTGAAGAAGGTGAGGTAGAATTGAAGCCTATCAAGTACGATGCAATCAAGCTTCTGACAGGTGCATATACAGGTAAACGTCCTTATATTATCGTTGAAGTGAAAGCAGCAGAAGCTGTTATTCTCACAGATGAAAACGGTAATGATATTGTTTACGAACATCAAGGCGAAGAATATCTTGCTGCACAAATGAATTATACTTTGGGCAAGATATTAGAAAAACATATAGATTGATTTGTTTAACTTTTAAAATTAGAAAGCAGAGTCGCAAGAAGAATTAACAGAGTAGCCGGGCCTCGCAGAAATATGAATGGTGCAGGGGCAGGTGGTAGATTGGTTGCCAATCGTAGAGGTACAGCAAGTGCCACACAGTTAGGATCACGCAGACAGCGTTACAGTGATCTTCGTACTTCATTTGGTTTAAGTGGTGGCTAGCTATGAACAAAGTAGAACAAGCGAGTCAATATATAGACCTCATTCGGGTAAAATCGAATGAGGCTTTACTGTTTTTATCACTTGGTAAAGATTCGCTTGTTCTGCTTGATTTAGTCTATCCGAAGTTTGACCGGATTGTTTGCGTGTTCATGTATTTCGTTAAGAATTTGGAACATATTAACCGTTGGATAAACTGGACTAAAGCCAAATATCCGAAAATAGAGTTTGTTCAAGTACCACATTGGAATCTCACTTATATTCTCCGTGGCGGTATGTATTGTGTGCCAAATCAGAAAGTAAAGCTGTTGAAGTTGGCAGATGTGGTAAAGGCTATGCAACTTACTCATGGAGTTTATTATACATTCTTGGGCATGAAAAAAGCTGACGGTATGAATCGTAGACTTATGTTGAAAGGGTATGAGGTAAACGGCTACGAGAATAACGGTATGGTTTATCCTTTAGCTGATTGGACACAAAAGGATATTCTTGCTTATATGAGGCAGCATAATTTACCCGAACCAGTTCGGTATTCATTGAAAGCCAGTTCGGGAGTAGGCTTCAATTTTGATTGTATGCTTTGGATGGAGAAGAACTATCCACAGGACTTACAGAGAATTTACAAAACTTTCCCGATGGCTGAAAGAGTACTTTGGGAGTATCATAATCAACAAAAGTAATATGTATGGAACTAAGTAAATATATCAAGAGTGAATCGGTAGAACTTAACCGTTCTGCCATTCGTTTTGCAGACTACAATCCGAGAAAACTTTCCGATGAATCACGCAAAGCATTAAAGCGTGGTATCAAGAAATTCGGATTGGTAGGTGGAATAGTTGTGAATAAGCGTACGGGGCTTACAGTCGTCAGTGGGCACCAGCGTTTGTCTGTCATGGACGAATTACAAAAGTTTCCCGATAACGACTATCGCATTCGTGTCGATGTCATTGACGTGGACGAACAGCAGGAAAAGGAGTTGAATATTCTAATGAACAACCCTAATGCACAAGGTTCTTGGGATTTTGACGCTCTTGCCCGTATTGTTCCTGATATTGACTGGAAAGATGCAGGATTGACGGATGCCGACTTGAATATGATTGGGGTTGATTTTCTTTTGCAGACCGAAGAAGAAAGCTCCATTGCTGACGAACTGGAAAGCATGATGTCGCCTGTAACAGAACAAAAAGAAGCCGATAAAGCCGCCAAACAGTTGGAACGTGCTGAAAAGGTAGCCCACATGAAAGAGGTCAAGCATCAGGTGAAAGAAAACGCACAGAAGCAAGCTGAGAACATGGATGCCTATGTGATGTTGTCCTTCGATACCTATGAAGCTAAAGCCGCTTTCTGCGAAAGGTTCGGGTATGAACCAGATATGAAGTTTATAAAGGGAGAAGTTTTTGATGAACAAGTAGAAAGAATAGATTAATTATTGGGAGGAAAGCTGAGTTAGAAAGAAAACATATAGCCAGTTATATCAGCAGTCCAGACGAATAATGTACAACGCTGGAAGACAATACGGGTTAGGTTCTGCAAGACAAAGAAACATAAGGGATAGAACGAAATCCATAATGGGAAGATATGCTGAGAAAATAGATAGCTATTTCTCAAAAAGAGGAGTTGATGTCTATGGAAACAAGCCAATTTCTCGCCGTGTCTATATGGGTAACAATAACGGTTAAAATTATGAGCAATAGTGAATCTCAAAATAGAAAAGGTAAAGGAGGAAGAAAGCCTAAGTTTGATTATACAAGCGAGGAATTTCTTTCTCTCGTGGAATCGTATGCCAAAAAGGGATTCACTGACAAGGAAATTGCTTATGCCATAGGGATTTTGCCTCAAACATTCTGCGAAAAGAAAAGTGAGTACACCGAAATATCCGAAGTCTTAGCGCGTGGGCGCGCGACAATCAATGCCACTGTAAGGGCTAAATTCCTTGCAATGGCTCTCGGTGGCATAAAAACCAAAAGCACCGTGGTAAGAAAGCTCCGTGATTCAGAAGGGAATTTGACGGGCGAAGATGAATTACAAGTAAGCGAAAGCGAGTTGGCTCCTAATTTGCAAGCAATGTCCGTTTGGCTGTACCACCATGATGAAGATTGGAGAAAGATTGAGCGCAAACAAGATGAAGACGCTGATATTCCAACAGACATAGAGCATGGCATTAACATTGATTCTTGGATTAAAGACAAGCTGAAATGATAGTACCTCAAGAAATTTACCATCCATTATACGAGGATAAGGAAAAATTTATAATTCTTATTACCGGTGGGCGTGGTTCGGGAAAGTCTTTCAATGCTTCTACCTTTATTGAGCGGTTGACTTTTGAAATGACTCCCGTAGAGAAAATAGTTCATCAGATTCTTTACACCCGTTACACGATGGTTTCTGCCGGTATGTCTATCATCCCCGAAATGATGGAGAAGATAGATTTGGACGGTACCACGAAATATTTCAAGACCACAAAGACGGACATAGTCAATAAGATGACTAAGAGCCGTATCATGTTTCGGGGTATCAAGACTTCTTCCGGAAACCAGACAGCAAAACTGAAATCCATTCAAGGCATTACGACTTTTGTCTGCGATGAAGCGGAAGAGTGGACAAGCGAAGATGAGTTCGACAAGATAATGCTCTCCATTCGCAAGAAGGGTATTCAGAACCGGATTATCATTATAATGAACCCATGTGATTCCAATCACTTCATCTACAAGAAATACATTGAGAAAACTCACAAGCTGGTAGAGATTGACGGTGTGCAGGTTCAGATTTCCACTCATCCGAATGTGCTCCATATCCATACTACGTATTTTGATAACTTGGATAACCTTTCTCCTGAGTTCCTGAAAGAGGTGGAAGATATGAAGGTGAGTAATCCTGAAAAGTATGCTCATGTGGTTATCGGCCGGTGGGCTGACGTTGCAGAAGGTGCTGTGTTCAAGAAGTGGGGAATTGTTGACGAGTTCCCGGCTTGGGCAAAGAAAATTGCTTTCGGGCAAGACTTCGGTTATACGCATGACCCGTCTGCTTCCATTCGTTGTGGTATCGTTGATAACGCCCTTTACTTGGATGAAGTGGATTACCGTACTGGATTGCTTTCTTCTGACATCATCAAGACTCTTCGCCCGTGGGGATTGAAAGTCATTGCTGACAGCGCAGACCCACGTTTGATTCAAGAGATACACAACGGAGGAATCAAGATATATGCCGTAGAGAAAGGTGCAGGCTCTATCAATGCCGGAATTGACAAAATGAAAGATATGGAGATTTATATAACCAAAAGCTCGTACAACTTGCAAAGCGAGTTCAGAAAGTATGTTTGGGCAAAGGATAAGGACGGGAACTATATCAACGAACCGGAAGACCATGACAATCACGGAATAGATGCTGTACGTTACTATGTATTGGGTGAGCTTCTTGGTAAGATTCAGAAGCCGAAAGATTTAACAGGAATATTCACACATTAAAAATATAAGCTATGCCATTGAATTTAGAAGAAATATTAGCATTGCCTGACATCGGGCAGAAGATAAACTACCTGAAGAAAGGTAGGAAGACTGAACTTCCCGACCGTTGCAAACTTTGGGATGATTGGAATCCGGAACGACATGAAATCATGGTTGACAAAAAGAAATATCCGGACAGAAAGGTTCTTGAAAAAGAAGCTGAGAAACACTTCGATGAAAAAACTGGTAAGACTTATGAAATCGAAGCAAAGTATAAGACTGAACCGGTGAACCGTATTTCCATTCCATTGGAACAAGATATAGTGAATATTCAAACTGCTTTCACGGTCGGCACAGAACCGTCTATGGATTGCATTCCGACTGATGATGATGAAAAGAAGCTGCTGGATGCGGTAAAGGCTGTATTTAAATCCAACAAAATCAAATACCAAAACAAGAAGATTGTCCGTGCCTGGCTCTCCGAACAAGAAGCGGCAGAATATTGGTATGTTACCGATGATGATTCGTTTTGGGCAAAGTTTTGGAAGAAAATAAAGACTTCTTTCGGTGGCAAGGTCAAGCCCACCAAGAAACTGAAAAGCGTGTTATGGTCTCCATTCAGAGGTGATAAGCTATACCCGTTCTTTAACGACGAAGGTAAAATGATTGCTTTCTCACGTGAGTATAAAAAGAAGCTCATGGATGATTCGGAGGTCACCTGCTTTATGACTATCACGGACAAAATGGTTTATCAATGGGATTTGTCTAAAGGGTATGAAGAAAGAACGCCTTTTGCTCATGGATTCCCAAAACTACCGGTTCTCTATGCTTATCGTCCTGAATCTTATTGCAAGAAGATAAAGACATTCCGTGTCCGGCTGGAAAAACTGTTATCTAATTATGCTGATTGTATAGACTACCATTTCTTCCCACTGCTGAAGCTAATTGGAGATGTAGAGGGTTTCATGGGTAAGGTTAAGGATAGAATGGTCAAACTTACAGGTGAAGGTGCGGATGCCCAGTATCTGACGTGGAACCAAGTTCCGGATACGGTATGTTTTGAAGCAGAAACACTCACTAATATGGCTTATGATATGTCAAACACTCCAAGAATATCCTTTGAGACGTTGAAGGGGGTAGGCAAAGCATCAGGAACCGCTTTCCGCTTTATGTTCATGGGTGCACATATGGCGGTAGAAAATCACGGTGAGGTTATCGGTGAGTTCTTGCAGCGGAGAGTAAATTTCATTGTTTCCGCTTTAGGCTCTATCAATCCAACCGAGTTTAACAAGGCATCGCAGACCATTGACATAGAAACAGAACTGGTTCCATATATGATTGATGATTTGAATGATAAGGTGACTACTGCCGTTTCCGCTGTCAGTGGTGGAATTTGGTCAACACGTGAAGGTATCATGTTTGCCGGAAATGCTGACCGCATCGAAAGCGAATTGAAAGAAATTAAAGAGGAGAGAAAAATGAAAGAATCTGAAAAAGACAAAGGGGGCTGATTAGTCCCCTTCTTTAAACTTCCAGATATATCCGTAGGCTTGGTGGTAAATACCTCTACAACATTTAAGGATAAAGCTATTGCACCCATTAAAAGCTCTTGCAATTTCTTTTGAACCATGCCATTCTTTAATAAATTTACCATCAAGGGTATATTGTAATATTGTTCTTGATCGTTTATTATCTATACCTTTGGGCTGTGGCGTACCTTTTTTACTTTCACTAATTTTCTTTCGTGTTAAAGGATTATTCATATTGCCTGTTTTGGTAACCCAATGCAAATTTACAGCTCTATTATCGTCTTTAATAGCGTTTATGTGGTCAATGTCCGGCTTATTACTTGGGTTGGGAATAAAAGCTAATGCTACTAATCGATGAATGGCTTTTCGCTTATATTTTTTGTTCTTATATAAACAAACGTATGTATAACTATGTATTTTTAATGGTTTTAAGATATGTTCTTTCATCAACCAATCTACCGAACCGTTAAAGCAATATTTAGGTAATGCCTTTACTCTACCTAAATTTGATACTTGGTATAATCCTTCGTACCCTTCAATGTCTTTCCAAATTTCGTCCATATTCTTTTTTGCTTTAAAGTTAATAAATAAAAGGCAGTCTTTATGTCGTGCGAAGACTGCCTTTGAGTAATCGTGTATGGTTAGTTTTTAAATATCAGCTTATACAAACCCGAAGTCGGTGACGAGAACATTGGTGCACGTCCGGCTATTACCATCCGTTTGCGTTCTTCTGGAAATACGTCTTTCAGCTTCTCAATATTGCTTTTCAAACGGTCTTCTGTAAAAATACAACCGCTTGCCTCTTCAAGCATGAAGTCGTTAATCACTTTTATTAATCCCTGTACATAAAGGTTATTCATGTCAATTACTAATTCTTCTGTTTTCATATTCGTTATATTTATGTGTTTATACTTAATTTCGTTTACCACTGTTATTATGAGATTTTAACAAGGTTGCATTTCTTGAAACAACGCCATTCTTCTTTTTCAGTGTCAAAGTACACCTGGCAATTATCAGCCGTTTTCTTTGTACCTTTTGTTTCGGGTACTCTGTTTTCCAAGAGAGTGCCAAAGGCTTGACGTAGCGTACCGTCTGTCTTTTTGAAGTAAAACTCTACTATCTTCACTTTCAAAGCCGCTTTCAGTTTTAAATTAGCCCATGCGCATTTCAATGCCTCACTCATTGAATAACCGTTCTTGCGAACGAACGACCATGCCATTTGCATAACCTCTTTCATCTGACTTCTAAATTTTGTGCTCATACTCTTATATAATATATTCTATTTTTATATGCGCAAATATAGATTATATTATATAATTAGCAATAATATCACTGTTAATAAAATGTAATATGATATATTTTTATAGATTGAAATTAGATTATAATATATAATGTGTATATTTGTATCTGAAATCAAACTTATAATATATTATATATGGATTTACGAGTGAAGGAAGTATGTAAAGAGAAAGGAGTAACTCTTGCAGAAGTAGCATCTAAAATAGGTGTGGCTCAAGCAAGCCTTTCTAAAATGTTGGGAGGTAACCCTACTATTGGTACATTGGAAAAGATTGCCGATGCTTTGGGTGTTCCGGTAACTGAACTATTTGAGAAGTCAAACACCGGAGATATAGTAGGCTTCGTGAAGATAGGAGATACCGTGCATGAGGTAAAGTCTGCGGAAGATGTTAAGGATTTAGCTGAAAGGTTATGATTATGGAGACAACTACAAAATACGACACTATTATCAATTTCTTTTTAGATAATTGGATTATAGCTACCATTGTTGTAGCAGCTGTAGTAATAGGGTTTATTCCTTCATTAAGAGATGGAATAAAACAGATTTATGACTTAATAAAGGAAGCCTTCAAAAAAGAAGAATTTGTAATTAAATATAAAGATGAGACAATAACTTTTGAAATAATGCTTCGAAGCCAACATTTTGATATTGTTAAAATCCATGCAATAACACATGTTTTGGGAGTACATTCTGAAAGAGAATGGATAAATAAATACTATCCTGATTATAGTTGGGGCATGCAAAAGCTGAGAAATATAACATTGGACGGGAATAAATCAATACCTTTTGATATAATATGTATATCGAAAGGGAATAACCATAAGGAGATTTATTTTGACCTAAGTGATTTTTTTAACGAATCAGGATGTACTTCTTCTGATATAAATAAGTTTGCAGAGGGGAAAATTAAAGAGATATATAATAGGAAAAATTAATACATGTAGAAGAGGAACTTGCAGAAATCAAAGAGGAACAAGCAGCAAAGAATGAGCAAATCGGAGATAAGGGAAAGAAAAACGCCTCTTAGTTAGAAAAATTACGGGACTTATAGTTTTAGTATAAGAAAAATAGTTAGCGGTGGCTTCAAAGAGTTGCCGCTATTTTTTTGCTCTTTTAAATTATAAATATTAGAATATAATTTTGAATTATAGAATTATATATGTATTTTTGCCACATGATAATTGAGTAACCAATGAGAATATTTACCGAACAAGCATTAAAAGAATATGCAGAGAACCATCCCGATTCAAAGGTCGCTTTGCAAGAATGGACTACCATTGTGAAAAGAAGCAAGTGGACCTGTTTTGCCGATATTAAGAAAACGTTTAATAGCGTTGATAATGTAGGTAATCAACACTATGTTTTCAATATCAAAGGCAACAACTATCGTTTGGTAGTAGTGATTAAATTCACTATTCAGTTTGTGTATATTCGCTTTATTGGTACTCATAAAGAATATGATAGAATAGATTGCGCTAATATTTAGGATTATGACAAAGATAGAAAATCAAGCCCAATATGAATGGGCGGTGAAAAGAGTAGAGGAACTTCTTCCATTAGTGAAAGATGATACTCCTTTGAATGACCCAAATAGCATAGAATTGGAGCTTCTTTCTAATTTGGTTGCTGATTATTCCGAAGAACATTTTGCATTGGGAGAACCAACACTTGTGGATGTTCTTAAACTTCGTATGTACGAAATGGGGCTTAATCAAAAATCACTTGCAAAGTTGGTTGGTGTCAGCCCATCACGGCTAAGTGATTATATATCCGGTAAATGTGAACCTACTTTAAAAGTTGCTCGTGAGATAAGCCGGAAGCTAAATATTGATGCTAATATAGTGTTAGGTGTATAAGTATAAGTTTTTGATGTGATATATTTTAGGCGTGATTCATTCGGTTTCACGCCTAAAATAACTTACCTCCAAACAAGCTTCTTAAGCTAAAATCTATATCCGTAATTCTTTTTATTTCAATTAAATCTCTATATACAAATCCGCCAACATTTATTTTTTCACATTGCATTTTTAAATAAATTTCACGAGATAGTTCAGCTCTTGGGGTAACTTCTAAAAAGAACCATTGTCCATACAATATTAATGTATAAAATCCATAAGTTTCTATATCATTAAATTGTGAATCGGAAAAGGAAAACTTAGGAGATGAAAATTTTTCTTCTATTAAGTAAACTCCATTATTGACTAAATAATACAAAGGAATATCTCCAATATTATAACGTGCAAATCTCCTAATTTGATTAAATCGATTGTCTAATCCATTACCTGTTATTTTATGATATTCTTGAAGGAACATTTCATATATTCCTCTCTTGAATTGTCTTGCAAATGTTGTTAGAAATCTATCATTAAACTTAAAATGTGATTTGAGAACTATTTTTCTTTTTGACTTCCAATATTCGAAATATATTGACTTTAATCTTTCTGAATTATCTTTTCTGTTAAGCAAGGCTTTTGGTAGTCCAAATATTTCTTTAACACAAACTTCTATACAAAGTTTAGGAAACACAAAGTCGTCAGGTTGACCGAAATAGTGATTGCATTCATCGCAAATATCAACACCAATATTTATGCTACCTAAACTTTTTGGCATAGTATGTGGCTTCTCTTTAAATGTCGTTTGAGTTACATCTTTACCACAAAAAATACAAGTTCCTTTATTTATATAGTCCATACTGTTACTTTATTTTACAGCAAAAATAGAATTTTAAATTGATTTCTTCACAACCTTTTCTTAGTGAATGCTATACAACCTAATTATTTCCCCTTTAATTGTTTCCTCCTTACTTTTATACCGTATTCACGACAATCAATCCATTGTCGTGAATGGGAAGCTTAAATATTTACTAATCATCTGCATTGGTGGTATTTTTACTTCCGTAAATTGAATTTCAAATTTAATAATTCATACGGTATGATAAGCTTAGAACAAATCTTGGCAGGACTGCAACAGAAATTCGCTGGGGTGGACACTGCTATCTTAACCCGAATCGCTACTAAAAAGGCAGAGGGTGTAACGGACGAGACAAAGGTAAACTCTATTATTGAGGGTATCAGCTTTTCGGACGTGCTTAATTCCTATGGTGATTTCCGTGCCGGGGATGCTTCAAAAACGGCAGTGACTAACTACGAGAAGAGGCATAACCTTAAAGACGGTAAGCCAATCGAGACTACCACAACCACCAAAACGGAAGAGAATAAAGACGATGTGCCTGCATGGGCGCAAGCTTTAATTGACTCCAACAAGAACCTTTCTGATAAGCTAACACAGTTTGAAACGGAAAAGGCTCAAGCAACACGTAGCCAGCAGATTTTGGCAAAGGCAAAGGAGTATGGTATTCCCGAAAACTACGCCAAACGATGCGCCATTAAGGACGATGAGGACTTGGACGCATACTTCAAGGACTTGAAGCAGGAGTTTGCGAATGACGGCTTTAAGGGTGTAGTTCCTCCAGATACAGCAAAAAAAGAACTGGAGAATGAGACTCAGGCGTTTGCGAAAATGATTGCAGACGACACTAAAGAAATTGTAGAACAACAAAAACAGTGATTTTATGGCAGCAGGATTTAAGTATAATCTTGAACCGGAAGTTGAGCAGGAAGAACGCTACGACGTAGAAACCGGACGCAGACGCAGAGGTCCGTATAAGTTGGACACAACCAACCTCGTTGTCGGCTCGTACTTGCCCTCATTCACACCGATTGCAGCTGACTTGGTGAAGAAAACATCCCAAGTGGCTATCCGTGTGGAAGTATATGAGAAGTTTACGACAGGCTCCAATACCACATTGAAAATCAAGAAACGTTCTTTGGCTTACAAAGGTATGCACTTGGGTAACGGTGCGCATGGAGCGACAATCAACGCTATTGACAAGGCTGACAAAGCTTTTGATAAGCTGACGTTAGCGGCAGACTTTGGAGAAAATCTAGAAGCTGGAACAGTTCTTTACGAAGCGACAGCCGCAGATGGTACAACGCCCAAAGTTATCGCAAATTCAGCTCTGTATGAAAGGAAGCAGGTAGAGGATGGCATAGTATTGGTTTCCCTTTTGATGCGTGCGTTTGAAATCGAACCGACCAAGCTGGTAATGCCTTTCGCAGATATTGACAAGGCGAATATGCCGCACTTCCAGTTTAATGCTCAGGATGTCAAACAAGAAAAAGACACTGTATCAATTCCTAAGGCTTCTTCTAGTCAGGACGGTTTGATGAGTAAGGAAGATAAAGCCAAATTGGATGGGGTTGCAGCACAAGCTAACAAGTATACTTTAACAGCAGCTACGCCTTCTGCTCTTGGAGGTGTAAATCAGGCAGCCAAAGTGAATGATGCATCTGGTACGGTGTCGGTAGAAAACTTTAACGGATTATTGACAGCGTTGAAAAACGCAGGTATAATGGCAAAATAAAGAAAGGAGGACTAATATATGATGCTAACTATTCATACATTGTTTAATGACCCGAACATTGTAAATGCAGTGATTCAGCGTGTCCTCAAGACAAGAAAGGACACAATTTATTGGCAGCAGTATTTGGGCTTCCGTAGGACTACTACTCGTGTATTTAAAGACTACATCGGTCAGGTTACTGGCGTGATGGCTGGTTCCATCAACTCCCGTTATGGCGAAAAGCCTATCCGTGAACGCAGGAATATCGGTTCCGGATATGGTGAGATTGCCTATTTGGGTGACCGCTATCAAATCTCAATCGACCGTTTGTCTGACTTGCAGGACTTGATAGATAAGTATAATGCCGCCAAACCGGAAGACCAGAAAGCAGCCATGCGTGACATCGTGGACTTCATCTATGACGATTACCGTCAGGTATTGCTGGCACCGCACAAGCGTATGGACATTATCGTAGGCTCTCTGTTGATGACTGGAGCAGCAAGCGTGAAGAACAAGGACGACAATGCCGGAGGAATTGACTTATTGAACATCGACTTGCCGTTCAAGTTTATCAAGCCGGACACAGAGGATAAAAACTATTTCGTCACTTACTTGCAGCAGAAACTGAATGAGCTGAAATCTATTTACGGCACATTCCCCAAGATGATTATGAGCCGTGGCACATTCGTCAAGAACATCATCGGGTCAAGCGAGTTCGGTGATAAGTTCAAGATGCAGCTTACAGGTAATGAAATGTATATGTCTACCGGGATTATCACCTCGCAACTGGCTTCTACCATTTTTACAGGTATCGGACTTCCGGCTATTGAAATCAAGGAAGATTATGTGGTAGACCAAACAGGTAAGAATATCCCCATTTATGCAGATGGTCGTATTTCCCTGCTTCCGCAGGATAAAATCGGTTATATGCGCTTCCACACTCCTTATGAAGCTGTGGATGGTGTACCGGGACGTAATTACACTCAGGCAGATGGCGATATGCTGATTTCAGGTTACAAGGACGGCAATGGTCGCTATCTGGAATACACAGCCGAATGGATTCCGCAGATTGCGAACCCGAACCTGATTGTGAACTTCGATTTGAGTGAGATGAACGCATGACAGTAAACGATTATATATTACAGAAGTTTCAGACCTTCGGCGTTAACTTGTCGGAGGCTGACCTTTTCGATATATGTCTGAACGCAAAGATAAGCGGAGGGGGGGAGATGAACGAGGATTGCCAAACACGGGTGTCGGTGGCAATTGCGAAGTTCATCCCCTCTCTATTGCTTCGTGCCACTTCCATCAGCGAAAGCGGTTTTTCTATGTCTTGGAACATTCAAGGCATTAAGGATTACTATTCATTTCTGTGCAAGCGGTACGGTTTGAAAGACGAACTGGGTAACAAACCTAAAGTGACTTTCTTATGATATTCGCTCCACACATATTGCAGGTAAAAGTTATCACCCCAATGGATAAGGATGAGTTTGGCAGACCTATTCCCGGAACAGGTGGTGAAAGCTGGCAGGAGGTGTGCAAATGCCGTTGTGATGATAACACTACCAAAGAGTTTTCATCTGATAACGGCTCTGTGTATCGTCCGAATTATCATGTGGTATGCGAGAAGAGAATTACTGTCAAGGCTGGTGATGAAGTACGTTGCATGGATGGTGATAGCGTAAGAGGTCAAGGCGAAGTTTATACAGTGAAGAGTACAAACTACTTTAACTACTCGGAATTATGGATGTAGATTTCGATTTCTCAGATGTCGACTCCTTTTTCGATGAAGGAGAATGGGAGGTCGAAAAGAAGATGATTGATGTAGGCGATGAAGCCGTGAAGTACGCAGAGGAACATGGGGATTATCAAGACCATACACTCACTTTGAGAACGTCCAATGATTACGATGTCAATAAAGACGGTTTGACATTGAAAAACGAAGCGGAATACGCATCATTCGTAGAATCTAAAGGGTATGATGTTTTGAGTAGTGCTGCTTTATTTGCGGAGAAACGATTAAAAGAAGAATTTGAAAAATGAAAAAGTACATTGGAACAAAACAGATTGAAGCAGAACCTATGACATTGGGTGAAGCTTGCAGTAAAGGCTTGGTAAAAAGTGAAATAGAAGAGAATGAGTCTTATAAACTAGGATATCACACTCGTACTGAATATGGCTATGAAAGTTGGTCACCCAAAGAACTGTTTGAAGAATCATATCGAGAAGTCAAGAAAGAAACTCCTATCTGTTTCGGTGATGCTATCGAAGTGTTAAAACAAGGTGGGACTGTTCGTAGAAGTGGTTGGAACGGTAAAGGTTTGATGGTATTCAAACAAGTGCCAGCTCATATCGAAAGCGACATCATCCCTAAGATGCAATCGCTTCCCCAATCGGCAAAAGACCTTATTCTGAAAGGTAAGGGATTTATTGACTATACAAGCCAGTGTCTTATCTACAACGAGAATACCGGACGCGCTGATTCATGGGTTCCGTCTATCAGTGATGTATTTGCAGAAGATTGGGAGATTGTGGAATGATAGTAACTACCGACATAGGAAACATTCTCTATCGGGACTGCAAGGCTTTCGGAATAGATATAGTGCCTGATGGTGAAACGCTGACGGGTGAATTGAAGTCCGAAAGGATTGTCATCCACACGAAGAAACAACAGCCGGGAAAGTATTGGAAGAAATCTTTTGCAGAAGTGAATCTATGTGTACCCAATTTAAGCGAGAATGAAGCGAACACAATCCGGCTTAACGAACTTGAAAGAAAGGCTGACAAGCTGCTTGATGATGTAGTAAGCACCTATGACGGTACAACCTATCGTTACTCTATCGAATCAATTGGCGCGGAAGCGGATGCAGCTTTGAAATGCCATTACGTGAATGTGAGAATTTTATTTGAAGTAATAAATGTAAAACTATAAGATTATGATTTCAGCAGTAGGAATAAAAAGAATCTTGTTTGCCGATATTGATAAGGTAACGGCAGACATTACCCCCGAAATCGCAAAGACTTTGATTCAAGCCGCTATCAAAGCGAAAGATGAGGTTTTGAATGTACACGGGGAAACGTGGCAGATTGAGGAAACGGAAGCCTCCGTCACTGGGTACAAGAACCAATTAACGGGAAAGAATTACCGTTACGATGATGTGCCGGGAGAAGTATCGCCCGCTTTCTCTATCGGACAATATGACTGGAAGACCAAGAAAGCGTTCATGGGTGGCGATGTTATTCAGGCAACATCTAAAGATGTAGGTTGGAAGCGTGCTTTGGATAAAGTTATTATCAACAAAGCATTGTTCTGTCTGACCGATGATGATGTCTGGTTCATCTTCCCAAAATGCCGTATTGTTTCCCGTGAAGCCAATACGGATAAGGCAATTGCAATCGCTGTAAAAGGCTTGGTGCAGGAACCGGGAATCGAAGGTGTTTCTTCTGAGTATAACTATGAAGAAGGGCAGATTAAAGCTTTGCAGGCATGAACTACAGTAACCATTGTACCTACTCCTTCCGATGCGACCGTAAAGCTGGACGGTGCAACGGTCAAGTCAAAGCAGGTGAATGCTGGGGCTACCGTTCACTATGAAGTGTCGAAAGTGGGGTACGTCACTCAGTCAGGAGATATTAAAACCACTCCTTCTGAAGTTGATACCACTCTTAAAAAAGAGATAACATTGGTAAAAGCACAAGAGTGATAACCGGGGGATGGATATATACCATTCCCCCTTTTAGTTTAAGAATATGAATCAAGCAGCAAAAACGGTTTCTGATGCTTTGTTAGGGCTGGATTTCATGAATGTGGAGATAGGAGGGATGGTTTATACCATTAAACCTCCTACAATTAAAATTATCTGTCGTGCCATTCATCATTTTTCCAATATCGGCATGACTGGAGATAATGTCATGGAAGCTATTAAAGAGCTTCCTGAAGCTACTGAAGATATGCTGAAAGGTATTTCATGCTTCATCTGCGGGAATGATAGTTTGGTCAAAGAATTGGAGAACGGCACTTTTGAAGAAGTCAAAGATGCCTTGGAAGTCTGTTTCTCTATGATGGATATTTCGGCTTTTCAGTGTGTCAGCTCGATGAGGAACGTGTCGATGCTGGCAGCAAGACCGAAACAGTAGGAAACACAACGTTCTTCGGGCAGATAGCCCATTTGATTGACACGCTGCATCTGAGTTATACAGAAGTGTTTGAGATTATCCCTTATCGGAATCTGCTGATGATGCAACGGGATAAATTACGCGCAGTATATGGTGGTCAGAAGGTGAATAGAATCAGTGGTAAGGAATTGGCTAATCGTAGGAAAAAGAAATAGATATGTCAAAATTATATTTTAAGATAGGTAGTGACTGGGAAGAAGTTGTAAGACTTCGTAATGAAATTGCAAAATTAAAGCAGGAGTTAATGAGCATGGATGGCACGCAGACTCCTGCTGCTTTCAAGGCTTTGAATGCCCAACTTGCTGCATCCAACCAAAGATTGGATGAGTTGGTGACTAATGCAGCCAAAGCTGGAGCGGAGATGGAAACGGGATTCAAAAGGAAAATCTTCGATGCTTCCCAGGCCGTGAATGGATTCACAGAGAAGATTCTTGCTCAAAAAGCGGTAGTTAAGGATATTGAAGCGGATGTAAAACGACTTGGGGATGCTTATCGTATAGCATTGAAAAGGAATCCGTTATCAGCAAATAGCAAGTTAGAAGAATACAATGCTGCTAAGAAAGCTCTTGATGAAGAGAAAGCTGCATTGTTTGGGCTTACTCAGGAACAGGCAAATGCCCGACTGTCTGTAAAAAAACTCCGTGATGAATATGCACTTTATAAAAATGATGGAAAGCAGGTAGTAGAAACTAACAACGGTATAGCTATTTCTTGGAAAAAGGCGTTGGGAGTTATCGGAGGCACTGCTATGTTGAAATCTCTTATCTCAGATGTCACCCGTGTTAGGATAGAAATAGACTCTGTTAGCAAATCTTTTGAAGCATTGTTAAAATCAGAAAGTAAGGCTAAAGAGATGATTGGAGGGTTAAAAGAGCTTTCAATCAAAAGCGGATTGAATACCTATGGAGCAGCCCAAACGCTTCTTGGTTTTAATGTTGATGCAGAGAAGGTACTTCCAACATTGAAAAGTATCGGAGATATAACTATGGGGAACAATGAAAAGTTTTCCTCTATGACACTTGCTTTTGCCCAGATGTCTGCTGCCGGAAGATTAATGGGGCAAGATTTGAATCAGATGATTAATGCGGGATTTAACCCCTTACAAGTTATTTCTGAAAAAACAGGTAAATCCATTGCCGTCCTAAAAAAGGAAATGGAGCAAGGCGCCATTTCTTCCGAAATGGTTGCAGACGCTTTTGCGGCTGCAACATCTGAGGGTGGGCGTTTCTATAATATGCTTGAAAAGCAAAACACTGGAATCAGAGGTGAAAGAAACAAACAAAATGCAGTAATCAAAGAAAAATTAAATGAAATAGGCGAAGCTAATGAAGAACTTATAGCAGGTTCTTACCGCGCAACAACCTATCTAATACAAAACTATGAAACAGTTGGTAAGGTATTGGCTGGACTTGTTGTTACTTATGGTACATACCGAACCGCAGTGATGCTTGTTACCGCTGCTGAAAGCAAACATACCTTTGTGGAGATTGGACTTACCAATGCCCGTTTATTGGCACGAAAAGCGCAGTTAGCTTTAAACGCTGCAATGCTTACTAATCCTTATGTTTTGTTGGCTACCGCCGTTATTGGGCTTGGTGCTGCAATGTGGGCTTTCCACGATTCGACAACCGCGGCAGAGAAAGCGCAAAAAAGATTTGACGAGCAAAAGAAACAGTCTATTAAAAAAGAGCAAGAACATAAACAAAGGCTTGAAGAATTGATTTCCACCCTTCAAAATGAATATACCTCTTCTATGGATAGGGTGAAGGCAATGGATGCAATAAAGAATGAATATCCTGCTCTCTTCCAAAAATACATAGATGAAAAAGGACATATTAGAGACTTGATAGCTTTATGGAAAGAATACAATGAGGAAGCTGGAAAAAGGAACGTAGAAGAGAATAAAATTAATTACAACAACTCTAAAAAACTAATTGATGAATACGAACAGGTTATCGGATTATGGAAAAGGTTCGGAGAAGACCCGAATTTTCATAAAAACAGCTTGAATGAATCAGAGAAACAACTTGCTGACAAATATAGGAATGAAACTTTATTTACTTTGAAATCAAAGATAGATGAAGAAAGAAATATTCTCATAGCTTATCAAAAAGAAGTCCGTTCTGATGAACTAGCTCAATGGCAACTTGATTTAAAGAAAAATACTGATGTTCAGATAAAGTCAGAACTGAATGAAATGAAGCGCCTTCAACAAGCAAGAAAGAATAATAAGTGGTATTCTTTGAATGTAGGCATTGGTTCTTTGAAAGGTGCGACTACTGAATCTGAATTGCAAAGTAGAATAGATATACTTGAATCGGAGTTAAAGTCACGTAAAACCTCAACCTACCAGCAAGACCTTGCGAAAGCCAAATCCGATTGGGAAAAAGCAAAGAAAGGTTATGAAGTATTACTTAAAGACCAACAAGCAACATCGGAACAGGTAAAAAAGGCCCGTGAAGATATGCTATCAAAAGAGAAAGCCTATAAAGATTTAGGTGGTATTACCGGAAGTTCTTTAATCAAGCAGGAAAATCAAGCCAAGAAAGAAGCCGAAAACCGACTTAAACAGCAAGAACAACTTGCCGAACAACTTCTTTCCATTCGTCGGAAAAACCAGCAGGATGAAGTCAACCTCATGGAGGATGGTACTGAGAAGAAGCTGGCTCAGATTGACTTGGACTATCAGAAAGAACTCGATGCGATAGACAAGCAGCGCAAAGAGTGGGAAAAGGCCCAAAATGGAAAACTGACCGATGAGCAGGAATCTGATTTGTCCGCTTGGGAAGAAAACGCTTACAAGTCATACGGGAAAGGGGTTAAAGATGCCAGTAAAGAGAAGTTGGAATCCGAACGTAAAGCATGGCAGGAATACTTCATTGAGTACGGAAACTATCAGGAGAAGCGCAAGAACCTTGTACAGAAATACAATGACGAGATAGCCAAACTGCAAACCGACAGCCCGGAGTACGCTTCCAAGGTAGCCCAAAAGAACAAGGCTCTTGAACAGCTTGATGAACAGTTCGGTCACTCCACAAAGGCGATGGCAGACCTCTTTGAAGATGCCAGCAATAAGTCCGTTTCCGCTATTCAGTCCATCATTGATAAGTATGAAACACTTGTCAAGTACATGTCTGGTACAAAGGAAAGTGACGGAACGAATGTTACACTTGATGAATTGAAAGCGCTCGGATTCACTGATAAGGACATTGAAAAGATAGAAAAGGGTGAAATCTCCATAAAGGACGTAACAGATGCAATCAGAGGGCTAAAGGATGAGCTGAAAGGCAAATCACCGTGGCAGGCTTTCGTCTCTGACTTGGAGAAAGGGATAGAAGCCATAAAAAAGGGTGGCAACGATTCCAAGAAAATCGGTCAAGGAATCACCGATACAGGAAATGCTGTGACGTCTTTTGCCCCTGCATTGAATGAGTTCGGCTCAAGTATCGCCGACATATTCGGATTTGACGATAGCAAGATAACAAGTGCCATTGATGCGCTTGGCGGCTTAGGACAAACGACATCCGGGTTCGGGCAAATCATGTCGGGTGATATTGTCGGAGGCGCAATGAGTGCGGTTTCTGGAATTTCCTCTGTAGTGTCCGCGTTGGACGGGATGTTCGGTGCCGATTATTCCCACTATAATGAGATGGTTGAGGAATATAACAAACTCAATGAGATATGGGATGAGCTGATAGACAAGAAACTGGAATATATCGGCATTTCCTACGGTATGGAAGCGGACAAGGTCGGAGAAGAGGCGCTTGGCCTTGTTGAAAAGCAGATTGAGGCATATCGCCTGCTGGGAAAAGAGCGTCTTAATTCCGGTGCATCTGCCGGTTCCCATTCCATTGGCAAGCGGATGGCAAAGAACACCTCGTCAAGCGACTGGCAGGACATTGCCGACGCACTCGACATGTCAGTCAATGCCGCCAAAGAGCTTATCGGGACCGGAAGAATGACCGGACTGTTTGACCTCACTGTTGAGCAATTGGAGAAACTTAAATCCGAAGCTCCTGCCTTCTGGGCGAAGATGGACGGTGACGTGCAAGAATATTTGAACGGCATTATAGATGGAGAGGAAAGGATTGAGGATATTCAGGACCAGATAAAAGAGCAGCTCACCCAAACAACCTTTGACGGTGTGTTCGACAGTTTTGTAGATACTCTCATGGATATGGACAGTTCCGCGAAAGACTTTTCTGACAGTTTCAGCGGATATATGCAGCGTGCCGTGCTTACCACAATGGTAGGCAACAAATTTACCGAGGACCTTCAAACGTGGTACGATGCCTTTGCCCGGGCCAATAAAGACCAGGAAGGCATTACCAAGGAGGAGATGGAGGCCCTTCGGGAGCAGTATGATGCAATCGCCGGTTCCGCACTTGCCGAACGTGACAAGCTTGCGGAAATTTTCGGCTGGACCAAAGAGGATAGCGACAGTAGCACGGATAATTATGAGAACTTCATCGGTAGCATGCAGGATTCTCTTACTTCCCTTGATGTGACAGCCAAGGATGTTTCTGACAATATCTATGATTACTTCCGTCAGGCAATGATAAAGGCTTTGTACGAGAAAGAATACAAGGGCAGGATGGAAGAGTTGTACAAGACTTTTGAAGAACTTTCCAAAGACGGATTGTCCGAGAGTGACATGGTACAGCTCGGTTCTCAGGTTGACCGATACATTGAGCAGATGATGAAAGGTGTTGAGGGTGTGAACAGCATCTTCACAGACAAACTGAAGGACGCCGAAGACCTGCAGTCGTTTGTTGATAACGTCAAGTCTGCCATGTCTTCCATCGAAGCCACCGCCGAAGACATAACAGACAATATCTTCGAGTACATCCGTCAACAAATGGTTGAGAAGATGTTTGCCGATACCTTCCAACCACAGATAGAAGAGTTTTATAAACGGGTTCAGAAAGCCATGTCTGACGGCGATATAACCGATGCTGAACGTAATACACTGAGAAGCGAAGCTGAAAAGTTGGCTAATGACATCGTAGCCGCCAAAGACATTCTTTCTGATACTCTTGGCATTACCGAGAGTAACATGAAGAAGGAACTTGAAGAGGAATTCAAGTCCTTCTCCGATGACATATTGAACTCTCTTACCAATGCCGAGGTAACAGCCGAAGCCGTTGCCAAGAATATCTCCGAATCCATGCGCAAGGAACTTATCGAATCCATGTATATCGAGCAATATGAACCACGTATCAAAGCTATCTGGGAGAAATGGAAGGAATACTCGGAGGATGGACTTGTAACCGATGAAGAACGTGCCAATATCAAGAATGACATTGACGAATTGAGCAAGGAGGTCGCCGATGCTGCCGGGGAAATCAGTGGCGCGTGGAAAGACTCTGGAGAGGAGGTAAGGAAAGCGTTCAACTCTTTCTCCGACAGTATCAAGAGTGTGCTCTATGACGCAGAAGCTACCGCCGAGGACATAGCCGACAATATCTATCAATATATGCGCAATGCCTTGGTGGATTCCATGTTTACTGCCCAGCTCCAGCCTCAGATTCAGGCCTGGTATGACAAATATACCGAATTTATGAAAGACGGTGCCATTGATACGGCCGAGCGCAAGACTCTGGACGAGATGATAGCCGAAATTCAGAAAGCCGGTGTCGACATTGTGGATGCGGCTAACAAGCTTTTCCCCACTCTTGATACGGGAGCCATCAACCGTGCGGAAGAAGCCGCCCAGGAAGCGGAGAACGCCCGTAATGAAGCTGAGCAGGAATGGGAGTCGTTCTCTGATGGTATTCTGAATTCCTTGTACGATATAGAGGCCACAGCGGAGGATATTTCCGATGACATGAGCGAATACATGCGCAAGGCTTTGATTAAGGCCATGTATGTGGAGAACTTCAAACCGCAGATGCAGAAGTGGTACAATGAGTGGAAAAAGGCCATGGGAGATGACGACCTGACTTCCGAAGAAAAGCAGCTCCTCGACTCCATGAAACAGACGATGGTTGACGACATGAAGAAAGAAGTTGATGCCATCAACCAGTTCTTTGGAACCATGTTTTTACAGCAGGCGAGTAGTAAGGGTTTTGAAGCCATGTCACAAGATACCGGCGAAGAACTTAACGGACGTTTTACAGCTTTGCAGGTTGCCGGGGAAGAAATAAAGAACCAGTCCATTCAACAGACCGGTTTACTTTCATCCATCAATGGCAAACTTTCATTGCTCAATCTTAGAAGTGGGGATGTCCCAGCTTTGTTATCTGGAACTCCTAATTTCGCAGATAGAGCCAAAGAGACAATAGCGAGCGGCTATCAGTCGCAGGTACATATTGTTTTCCCGACAGAGGACATAAAGGCATTGACCGATAGAGTCTCCAATATGGAAAGAATCGTAGATGAAATGAGAACATTCCAAGTAGAAGGTAACATGGACCGTAGAGATATACTTGAAAACTCTGTTATTCTTGCCAAGAATAGTCCGCGAATACTCGATAATACAAATGATATCAAGCAGGATATAAAGAATCTATAATAGTTATGGCAGAATTAATAATAAACGGAAGAGAAGCCCTAAAAGAGTGGGGTGTTAGAATGGGAGATAACTTTCTTGATGTACTGGGAGCACCGGTACCTCTGAAAGAGTTTATAGAGAATAAATCACGCTTGGAACATGGGAAACAAGTTCTTATGGATAACCCCAAGCTTGATGAGCGTGAGTTAACTCTTGTTTTTACAGTAGAAGGTGATTCTCCTGCCGATTATCAGGCAAAGAAAACAGCTTTTTATGAAGAACTTTACAAAGGTAAAATTGATATTCAGATTCCTGAGAACAATAGTGATATTTATCATTTGCTGTATTTAGGAAAGAGCGTTTCTTATGCCCAAAGCTTAGACCGGACATTTGGGAAAATATCAGCCAAATTCTGTGAGTATAATCCATCTAACCGTGTTGTAGGCTAGAAATTTACGACATTAAATTCATTGTCGTGTATGGAAGCTCTAATTTTTAGGGCTTCTTTTTTTTATGTCCGACCTTTGTTTACATGATAGATATTAAGGACATACAAGGCAATACCCGCTTTTCAACTGGTATCAATTCCGGTGCAAAAGGCAAGTTCTCTTTAATGAAAGAGGACTATGTCGTACTACCTTTTAATACTCTGTCCCCAGTCGATTTCCAAGTAGGTGATTACGTTGACCTGCGTGGGGTACTCGATGCCTCCATGGGCGGTAAATTGGCAAAAATCTATCAGATTGTAGATATTCCCTATCCGACCTACAAGAACGGAGGCTACTCCTATGAACTTCGTTTTGACGCTTACTATTTCAAGTGGAAAACAAAGATATTCAAGTACACCCCGGAGTACAGAGGACAGGAAGCGTCCTGGTCCCTTACCGCTTCACTGGATGTCCAGATGGGTGTATTCCTTCGCAATTTGAAAGCTCTTGGTTATAAATATGAGGGAAAAGACTTCGTGTTCTCCATTGACGATAGTGTCGAGAACTCCTCCAAATTGATGACCTATGACAATACCAACCTCATTGATGCTATGTTCAGCATGGCTGATAACTGGGGTTGTGATTGTTGGGTAACGGACCATGTCATCAACTTCGGACGCTGTGAGTTCTCCGACGCTGTTAAGATTGAACTTGGCAAGGAAGCCAAGGACATGAGCCGGAGTGACAGCAAGGGTACTTATGCCACAAGAATCTATGCGTTCGGTTCAACAAGAAACATCCCTACCAACTATCGCCCGGTAGACCGGACCACTGTTGTCAACGGTATCGTCCAGAAGCGCCTTATGCTTCCGGCAGGCACTCCATACGTGGATGCCCACGAGGGCTTGACCGATTTGGAAGCCATTGAAGCCGTTGTTGTATTCGACGACGTCTATCCCAAACGGGTGGGTGAAATCACCGGTGTAAGCTCTTATGAGAGCGAGGTAGATAATGAAGATGGTACAAAGACAAAAGCTACCTTCTACCGGTTCAAGGATTCAGGCATCAACTTCTCGAAGGAATACATCCTTGAAGGACATGAACTCAAAATCAGGTTCGAATCCGGCAAGCTCAACGGCATGGAGTTCGGTGCTGCCTTTAACCCTCTTGGTCTGACTGAGAAGAACGACGACGGCACATGGAATCCTGACGCCCAGCTTTGGGAGATTATCCGTAACGAGGACTACGGTAGACCCCTGCCGGATGAAGTGTTGTTTCCCGAAAAAGGTGACAGATATGTGCTGTCCGGCTGGAATGTCGGGAAGATAACTGAACTTGGGTTGGTGGCTGCTGCCGAAGAGGAACTGCTTGCCACTGCAAAGAAGTACGTGGCAAAGACCTGCATCGACGACGGCACCTATACGGCTACGCTCAACTCCATCTGGGTACACAAAGACCAAATAAATCACAGCTTTGACATAGGACAGCGCATCAACCTTGTCAATCCTGCCTACTTCAAGGACGGGCGCTTGTCCCGTGTCATCGGCTTTGAAATCAACCTCGACAAGCCTTACGATTCCCCGCAGTATACGATTGGCGAAAGCACCGCCTATTCCCGCCTTTCCGATATTGAAACGCAAGTCGAAGAGTTGACTTTTAAGGGACAGACCTTCACCGGTTCGGGAGGAAGCAACATCTATGTCATCAAGACCAACGACGCTACGGCCGCAAGCAACTTCAATGTATTCTCTGCTTTACGTACCCTAAGAATGTTCTTGAGAAAGGATGCAAGCGACGTAGCGGAGGAGGTTATCACATTCTTAAAAGGCCTTTTGATTGGCAAGAATGGCAGTGGTATTACCGTCCGTGAAGACGGTACTTCCCAAGCTGTCGTTGACCGTCTGTATGTGAAGATAAAGGCCGTCTTTGAAGAACTGCAGGTTAAGAAAGCCACCCATGTAGGCGGTGAACAGACAATCACCCATGCCGGTATGAAGTGCATCCGCGTGGAGGAACTGGAAGATGCCTACCGCTGCTATTTCCTTGCCGAGCAGGAAGGTGAAGCGATAGCAAACGAATTTAGTGTAGGCTCGCTGGCGCAAGCAAAGGAGTGCAACATCGTCGAAGGGACTACCCTGAACGCCTCCAACCGCTACTATTGGCGTGAGGTCATGGCTGTGGGACGTGACTATATTGACTTATCCAAGGCCATCTGTGATGAAGGTAGTGATATCCCCCAAGCAGGTGACGATATTATAGGATTGGGCCACCGTACAGATGTAGACCTTCAAAGCGCAATCGTGCTATCGTCTACCAACGAGACATCCCCGTCTATAATTTTCTACACCGGCATTGACGACTTCAACCTAACGGGGAAAGATGTAATCTCCTTCGGTGTTGACAAATCCACCGGGCATGCCTACATGAAAGTGTACGGTACTTCCTATATCGGCGCCCGTGATGAGAGCACTTACATCAAGTACACACCGGAAGGTGGCGTAGAAATCAAGGGGCGATTCCTTACTATGGCCGGTGAGGACATCCTGACAATGTTCACTGTCATTGAAGGACTTATCAAGTCTGAAATCTCATCCGTGCGTGATGAAATCAATGCCCTGAACAATTACCTTAACAATGCGTCTTTTGCCGCTGATATGCAGTACTGGACCGGTAGCAGCAACATACGCATCTTCCGAGTTGACGGCCGGCTGCTGTATTTCAACAGTAACTTCTATGCGAACAAGGAATCTTTCGCTAATATAGTAAGCGAACGCGCAAAGAATGTGCTGCGCCTTAAGAACAGCTATATCGAGCAGGTCAATTCAGACTTTTACCGCCATCCGGATTTCGAGACCTTCGACGGGCTCAAGCGCCCCCGGCAGTTCACTATCTCTTTCAAGTATCTTGTGAAACGTCCCGGCACTCTTGCCTTCCATTTCAAGGACGAGAAGGAAGAAGGCTTCGAGGAATACACCCCGATTTCCTTTTCTAAGGACCTATATCCCGGTACCGAATTCAAACAGATGGAGATAACTGGCAAGTGGAACGGTACCGGTAATTTCTATATGTCTTTTACCGGTGACATGTACTTGTATGCACTGACACTAACCGATGATGCTCTTGCCGACCTGCGCGAGGAGTTCAACATGCGTTTCGAACTCACAGACAAGAAGATTCAGGCGAACCTTGATGAAATCAGAAATACGGCTGACAACTTTGAATATTATCACAGTGAATTCCTGCTGACTGCGCGTAATCTTGAAGTGAAGTTCACAGAAGACCTGCAGGATGCTGAGAGCCGCATAACGCAAGAATACGCCTCCGCTATCAACTTGTCCGCCCGTGGCCTGAAAGCAGAATTCACGTCCGGTCTTGCAGACCTTGAGACGGGAATCACCGAAGCATATAAGTCTGCCATCGGCATATCGGCCCGCGAGCTTCGTACAGACTTCAGTGCGTCCGTCTCTGACCTGGATGGCAGGATGTCCGCCCATGCAGGCGGCTTCCATGTGACGGCCGAGAAGATAGAAAGCATGGTGAGTGCCACAAACAGCCTGAAGGGTACCGTGGAACAGCATACCTCAGCCATTAGCCAGACGGCTAGCCGTATAGACCAGTTCGTGCAGAAGATAACCTTCGATTCCAAAGGTAACATTACCAATATCGACAAAGCCGGTTTAGTGACGGAGAGCAATATCGCCACCATGTTTGCGGAAAAGGTCGACCCCAACGGTGATATCGTCAGGCGTGCTCAAATCAGCGCGTTCATCACCGAAGGCGAAGCGGGCAGGCTGATATCCAATGCTACAATCGAGGCTGACCGGATAAACTTTACGGGAAAGACCATCATCAACGGCAGTTTCGTGGTCGATACAAACGGGCGTGTGACGATGAACGACATCACGGCAAACAACCTGACTCTAAAGGGCAGCATAACGGGCACGGATGCTACGCTGAACGGCATTACAGCTAATAATCTGACATTAAAAGGCAATATCTCAGGTATTGACGCCATCCTGAACGACATTACTGCCAATAACCTTACGTTGAAGGGCAACATTACCGGGGCGGGGGCTACACTGAATGATATCACCGCCAATAATCTTACCTTGAAAGGGAGTATAACGGGCAGGGATGCTGTCTTGAACGATATCACCGCGAATAACCTTACCCTGAAAGGTACCATATCCGGTGCCAATGCCACGCTTAACGATATCACAGCCAATAATCTTACGTTGAAAGGAAATATTTCCGGTGCCAACGCCATATTGAACGGCATCACCGTAAACGGAAAGATAAACGCCTCCAGCGGCCGGATAGGTGACTATCTGTATCTGCATGGTAACGGTATATCCACCAACTCGAGAGCGTTCGTGACCGACCTTACAGATAGCACTACGCAGTTCGAACTCAGCAAGAGCTACTATCTGCATGCGATAGCGTCGGACGGAGGAGCCAATAGCATCCTGATAAGGCCCTACCAGACTATGGAAGCGGGCACAGTCAAAGGGGTGGTAACCATCTCTGCAACCATTCCGGGGCGCAATAGGGCCATACACGTATCTTCCGGCGAGAGCTATTTCGGTGGTGATGTGATAGTGGGGAAGATGTATGCTCCGTCCTCCGGGACTCTGGAAATTGCCGGGCCGCTGAAGACGCAAGGTGTATACCGGAATACTGACGTGATACTCTCTTCGGTTACAAGGTACAGCATTAAGGCGACCGACCACACACTGCTTTTTTACGGCAACTGTACTATATCCCTTCCGTCCTCTTCTGACGGGCATGAGATATGGATAATGCCGAACGGGAATACCATCAGTTTTCCTTCCGGTACGTTCGCGAACTCTTCCAGGACGAATATCAACGGGCGTGAATGGCATGTGATAAAACGGGTTTTGGGGAATTGGTATCTGTCATGGATGAGTATATAGAATAATTAAAATAGAAAGTATGAAAATCAACTTTAAGAAAATCGAGGCCCAGACCTCATTCGAAGGCGCCAAGCAGACCTTCGACGTAGCCGAAACGGTCGGCAATGAAATGATGTACAACGGAAGTATCCTTCTGGATATAGGCTTTGAAGACTTGGCACGGGAAATCTACTACTCGAAAGATGCGGTGGAAATCCCGGAACAGTATTGCAAGGCTCTTGAACTTGTGGTGAAGAACTCACGGCTCATAGCTGCCGTGAAACGTGCGGTAATTAACCAACTGAACGTCATCCAGCCATCTTAAATCAATTCTGAAAATTATGGTATTGGAATCAAATCAGTTCAACCAGCTTGTAGAGGAGGTGAAGAAAGCCCTTCTTGTCGGCTCCCAAGGTGTGGGCGATGTGGAGATTGTCGATTCGCTGGCCGATATCGTGAGCCTGCCCGCCCTCCGTCTTGCCGGTATGGAAGAATCGGTGGTCGAGGCACCGCTTGAGTTGCTGTCTGCCCCTGCTGAGGAAGCTGCTGAGGAAGTGCGCAAAGCCGAAGCGGAGCGTGTCATAGTGGAGAACGCACGCAAGGAAGCTGAGAAATCCCGTGAAACGGCTGAGACAAAGCGTGCTTCATCTGAAAGTACCCGCGCATCTGCTGAAACTACGCGTATCAATGCCGAAAAGGAACGTGTGACAGCCGAAGGTCTCAGGAAAACGGCAGAGACAGAGCGAGGCAAAGCTGAAGCGGTCCGACAGACGTCTGAGACCGGACGGGCAACTGCCGAAACCGGCCGTGTTACTGCCGAAGGTAAACGTGTCAGCGCCGAGGAGGAACGTAAAAATGCTGAGACAGTGCGGGCCAACGCAGAGTCAACCCGACAGACAGCCGAAACGGGTCGTGTCAATGCTGAAACCGGTCGTGCTACAGCAGAAGGTAAGCGCGTTACTGCTGAGAATGCCCGAAGCACTGCTGAGGATACACGTAATAGTGCGGAAACTAACCGCCAAACAGCCGAAACCGGACGCGTAAATGCTGAAAGTGGCCGTGTAAATGCTGAAAGTACCCGTGTCACTGAATTTGCTGCCCTCAAGCAGGAATCGGAGACGGCTACTGCGAATGCTACTGATACGGCAGAACATCCTACCTACATCGGTGCAGACCACTATGTATACCAATGGGATAAGAGCGCTAAAGAATACGTTAAGACGGATATCTATGTGAAAGGCAAGCCGGGAGATACATTCACCCTTCTTGGACGTTACGATACGCTTGATGCCTTAAAGACTGCTGTACCTGACGGGTCAAACATCACTGGTTTCTATTCCGTTGGAACTGCATTGCCTTATACATATTATGCCTGGTATAACGGTGATTGGCAAAGTCAAGGACAATTACAAGGTCCAAAGGGCGATAAAGGCGAGAAGGGGGATACGGGAGCGCAAGGTCCTCAAGGCGTACAAGGTCCACAGGGCATGAAAGGTGATACCGGTGCCACAGGACCGCAAGGAGTAAAAGGTGATACTGGTGCTACCGGTCCTGCTGGTGCAAAAGGCGCCACTGGTGCACAAGGAATACAAGGTCCAAAGGGCGATAAAGGAGACAAAGGTGATACGGGTGCAAAAGGCGCTACCGGTGCTACTGGTGCCACGGGTGCAGCAGGTGCAAGTGCCAGTATTACCGGTGCTACTGCTACGGTTGACGCCAACATCGGTACGCCCTCCGTGACCGTTTCTCTCGGTGGTACCGCATTGGCCAGAACCTTTTCCTTTGCTTTCAAGAACCTGAAGGGTGCTACCGGAGCTACTGGACCTAAAGGGGCGACTGGTGCGCAAGGACCACAAGGGCCGCAAGGTGTCGGTGACCCGACAGTCACCGGTGCGAATACGGTCACGACACTGGCCTCCCTGCCAATTTCCAAGAGAAGTATCACTGCAAGGTTGGGTTCTGCCACGAACATCAGCCTTGCTTCCGGAATGTCAGTGGGCAATGACTTGTATATCCGCTGCGTCGCATCGGCGGCATTCACAGCCGATACCCAATACCGGCGCGTTCACTTCGATGTCCGGTACTTCAATCAGTGTTTCCGCTGGAGATATCTTTGAGATTAGTATCTGGTGCTATGCCGCTGGCGCCTATTCAATATCCGTAAAAACAAGGGACTAAGGTTTATGAGTGTATTAAAAAGACGAAGCAATAATATAAAGGACGGTCAGTATGTGATTGCATTCTCCGACAGTAGAGCCTTAATAGATATTTCCAAGGATTGTGGAATGACATGGACCAGAAGACAACCTTCCGACCTTCCTAATGTAAACGAATACTTTTTCAGCAACGATAGAACGAGGATTGCCATGTCCGGAGACGGCAGGCATATCTATTGCTCGTGCTATATGGCAAATGTGGGATTATTGCGTTCTACGGATTTTCTGGAGACGGCAGAACCTTTCAAGCCTGATAATTGCTATTCCGTATACTCGATAGCCTGCAACGGCAGGGGGAATCTGGTCGCTGTTGTGTGTCAGAATAGCAATAACAAATATGATTTGATGCTTTCCGGGGATTATGGGAAGACATGGCGGGTCTCCAATGGATTAAAAGACAATACCGTGCCTCTCATGGGGGTGGAAATGTCCCATTCCGGCAGATACGTAGTGGCATATGCGTCAAATTCTCCCTATTATACTACCCATGAGCTGTTTATATCTTCCGATTATGGAGAAACTTTCAGCAGTGAAATATTCAGGGGGCCTATCACAAAGATTGCCATTTCCGGTGACGGCAAATACATGTTGTGTTGCTGCAACAGGGAGAGTTCATCAAAGTTATACTATGCCTATTATTCCGGGGATTATGGGAAGACGTGGACTAAAATTACCGATTCGAGTTTCTCTGCCCGTACATTGGCCATATCCTATGACGGGAAATATATGGTTATAGAGGGAGGGTACTCTTATTCCGGTGCACGTATATCCGCCGATTACGGAAAAACCTGGGCATTGAAGCATTCCGTTATTGGCAATAGCTTTGCTTTGGGGCTTTCGTCTGACGGAAAGTATGCGATAGCACAGGAAAGTTCTTCTCCGTATCGTATGTTCAAATCTTCGGATTATCTGGGCTCATTTACTGAAATAAATACGGCACCGCTTACATCAGGTATTAGAGCGAATTACCGATTTATCATAATGAATAAAAATAGGCTTTAACAATAATGCAATATATACATATTTATTCAGAGGAGAAAGTTGTCCGTCTTGATTTTGAACTGGACGGAAACTATGAAGTGGGTACAACCTATGAGGATTACCTGAATGGAGCCTGGGTACCGTTGAATGTGGAACAAAAAACATTTTATGAAACCCATCCGGCAGCGTCTGCAAAGGAAATTCTTGAATGTGAATTAATCCCTCCCTATGAGCCGACTTTGGAGGGTGTGAAGAGCGCGAAGGTCAATGAAATTGCTGTTTACGACGGGTCCGATGCCGTGAATTCCTTTACGCTTGGCGGCAAGCGGATGTGGCTTGACAAGGATACGCGGGTAGGACTGGCAAACTCAATCACTATCGAGCAGGCTGCGGGCAAGGAGACAACCGTGCTGTGGTATGATACCGTGAAGTATGTAATCCCCATTCCTCTTGCCTTGCAGATGCTGGCCGCACTGGAACTGTATGCCCTGGAATGCTATAATGCCACGCAGGAACATCTGGCCGCGGTTATGGGACTTGCTACGAAAGAGGAGGTCGGAGCGTATGATTACACTTCCGGTTATCCTGAAAAATTAGTGTTCAACCTTTAAATTGATGGCTTATGATTTACTTATATTTTATGTCGCTGTTTTTGCTCACTATGTACATAATGTATGCGGTGAGAGTGTGCGGAGTGCCTTGGAGCTTGTCTGATACCTACTATCAGTTGAAGAAGCGGAATCGTCCGGCATGGCTGTTCCAGATAGCTATGATTGTTCCTGCCATGCTGCTTATGCCGGTGTGGATTGAATGCTCATCGGAGAACCTGCAATGTTTGGCATTTCTTGCTTGCGGTGGGCTGATGTTCGTCGGGACAGCCCCGCTGTTCAAGGAGGAATTTCAGAGCAAAGTACATTATGCAGGGACAGTAATAGCCGGATTAGCTACAATTCTTTGGGTTTGTCTCTCCGGTATGTGGTACTTGCCTGCGGTTGCTTTCCCGATAGCCGTTGTTATCATGTTGAGATACCGGAAATGGCTGTTCTGGGCGGAGATGGCAGCGTTTGCTTGTGCTTATGTGGGGGTGCTTATAATTTGTATCGATTGTTAAACCGGGAGAAATGGAAATGAATGATTGGATTATGTTGGTGACCGCACTCGGTGGCATCGAGGGCATCAAGCAGCTTGTTAAGTGGTGGATGTCGCGCAAGACCAATGCGCGTATTGAGGATGCCCATGCGGATGTTGAGGAGTTCAAGGCTTTACGGGAGTACAACGAGTTCCTGCAGAAGCAGCTTTCGGAGAAGGAACAGCGGTTTGTGGAGCAGACTGACCGGCTCCGTAAGGTGCAGGATGAATTGTTTACACTGAAGGAGACTAATTCTGACCTGAAACTGGAACTGGCGCTTAAACGGTGTGAGAGGAAGAAATGCGGTGACAGAGAACCGCAAAACGGCTACTGATTCGCGGAAAGGAAGGTGTTTCACAACGACTCCCTTTCCCTTAATACTACACAACTTAAAGTTTAAACAAAGGCGTTTGCAAATATATTGTATTTTTATGTAAAACCAAAAATCAAGGAGGAAAATAAGAATGGTGAATGTGTATAAATTAGCGCCGTGGATTCTCAAATGGGAAGGCGGTTTCGTGAATGACCCGGCAGACCTTGGAGGTGCTACGAATATGGGTGTGACTATCGGTACGTGGAAGTCATGCGGCTATGACAAGGACGGTGACGGTGATATAGACGTGGATGACTTGCATCTGCTTACCCGTGAGGATGTCGTTAACCGGGTGCTCAAGCCACATTATTGGGACAGATGGAAAGCTGACGAGATTAAATCGCAATCAGTTGCTAATATATTGGTTGATTGGGTGTGGGCATCCGGTGCACACGGAATAAAGATACCTCAACGCTTGCTTGGTGTTACTGTGGATGGAATAGTAGGTCCTAAGACACTCGCTGCGGTGAATGCCAGGAACCCGCGTGAGTTGTTCGACATGATTAAGATTGCACGGTTCGATTTCATCGAGGATATATGCCGCTCTCGTCCGGCGAACAATAAATTCAAACGGGGGTGGATGAATCGGATTAACGATTTAAGGTTTGAGGAATGAAAAAGTTACTGTGGATATTGGTTGTATTGCTGGCAATTGCTTGTGTGGCGGCTTGGTTTCGTCCGCACGAGCCTTTGTCGGCAGAAATACGTACCGAGACGAAGATAAAGACGGTTGTCAAGGTAGATACGATGCTTATCTCTGCACCGATGGCTGTGTTCTGGCGTTTCGTGCCGGATGATACGACACGGATAGGTGATACCTTGCTTCATCGTAAGCAAGTGGTATATAGAGACAGCTCGTATCAGGCTGTGGTGAGCGGATATGTAGACCCTCGGCTGGATAGTTTACAGATATTTCCTAAGACGGTGTATCAGACGGTGACGAATGATATATACCATCCAGTCGCCATCAAGTCGAAGAAGAAGCGGTGGGGCTTTGGTTTGCAGGCTGGGTATGGCTATCCGAGTGGAATGTATGTAGGTGTAGGGGTAAGCTGCAACTTATTCATGTGGTAATTGGAATGTGGGAAAAACAAAAACAGAATGTTCTGTTAAGATATTTTTTGGTGAATCTTTGTTTTCTGCACTAAAATACGTATTTTAGTGCCGCCAAATAAATATATCTTAAAAATGAATCCCTTTTCATTGTGTAATCCGTAAAATCGGATTAAGGTTGTAGATAAACCTTTTGGCACGCAGTGATAAGGGATTCGCCATTTCTAATAAGTATGAAAACAACAATAGAAGCTTACACTATTACTGTAAGAAGAAAAAGAGAAAAGGACCCTTTGTTATTTTCTGATTCTCCTGATATTTATGATTTAATGGCTCATGACAATGTTAGTTTCATTAAATATATAGATAAGAATATTACAGGAGATCTTCCTGCGGAAAAAATGACAGTAAGAATTCCTCCTAAAGACCATAGTCATAATGATAAAAAGAGATATCTATGTGGCATTATTGAGACTGGATACTATGGGAAAGAGTATGAGGCAGTAGACAAAGATGACCCAAAAGATGAAACGAAAAAGATTCTTTTAGGTAAAAGCAAAGCAATACTTAAGCCTTTTTTTTATTATATTCAGATTCCGCGAAAGGGCAATAAGGCTTTGTTAATATTGGAACGTGTAGATAATAATGGTATCTATCCTTTACTTCGAAGTATTTTAATTTCAT